AATTTTTACCTCATGGCGTTTATTCTTTCTTGAATATCTTGAGGTGCTTCAATATACTCTTCTGTGCTTGTATTTTGACCGATAAGGGCATTTTCTTTAATTTGCAATGTATTTATATCTCTTTGGAATTTTTGCTCGATTTGAGCCTTATACGAATTTGCATTCGCCTTTTCGATAAGTGATTTGATATTGTCTGGCATGCGATTTATTTCATTCGCACGCTTAACAGCTGTTTCGTAAGTTCTTAGAAAATTTGATTGTATTACTGTTTCAATCGTCTGATAATCTGATGTCGCCCAGTTTTTAAGGTTATCTGGCATACCAACCGCCTGTCTGACTAACGGCGGCAGTTTGTTAAATTCTTCAACTGCCCCATAAGTACCATTCCTTAAAGCCTTACTAACCAATCCCCAAGCTGTCATTCCGTCAAGTTCCTGCGGCTGTGATACAAGTTGTATTTTAGCAACTATTTCTCCCACGCTTGGTGCAAATCCGCTTGTATCAGATGTAACATACGCTTTTAAAGCTATCGACACTTGATTGTAACTGTATTCGTCTAACATCATCTGCCACACATCTATTGTCTCTGATAGGTTGTTAGGCTTGTAGTTTGGGTAGCAATCAGACATAATGCGGATAATTTTAACCGTTTCTTCTCTTGTCAAGCGTTACTACCTCCTGATTCGTATAAAATTTTGACGCCATCTGCATCTACATTTGAGCTTTTATTTCCTATGCTTCTAAAAATATCCACATAATCATAGTCACTTAAATTTATAGGGCAATTATCTAATATATTTAATATATCTTCAATAACCGCTCTTTCACTATCATTAACTGTGATTTCGTAAATTGTATCTGAATATATAATTCTTTCTCCTTTACACATTATCCCAGTCAATAGTACCCTTATTGAAATTCTGATTGCCCTGCTTATTAGAATTATCTTCTTTCAACCCGAACAACCCTTGCCAGCAATGGTCTACTGATTGATTAAGGATTTTAACTGCCAAATCATTATCTCCGCCTGATAGCTTTCCAAGAGTATTCATAGCCCTATGTAATGCCTTGTCGGTGCATATAGGTTTCTTAATTCTCTTACGCATTGTCACATATTCGTTGAATGCTTCATCAAGTAATTCATCATCTGGATAATAGCTTTTCTTTTTGGATATTATGTTAGTAATATCTTTTTCTATATTCTTGTCTTTTTTAATTTCTTCCGTTCTTTCATTCTTACTTTCTTTTAATATAGAGTTTGTTAATAGAATGTTATCTGTTTGTTGATTGTTTGTTAAGTTGCTTGTTATTTGTTTGTTATCTTGCTTGTTATCTGTTTGATACAAATTGTAGTTAACCACAGTAAATATCGTGAATTTGTTTGTTGCTTTGCTTGTTATTTCACCTGTTAATTGTAAGTGTTTTAGCGAGGTGCGAATTTCCATTACAGACAAATTAGTTTCTTTTGATAATTCAGATATTGAAGAGGGGAAAGACCCTCTTTCAATTATCTTGCCTTTATAATTTCCGTCTTTCCAATAGGCACTTATCAACATATACATAAAAAGTCTGAATGTATTAATATCGCTCCACCATTCCCACTTTAAAATCTTTCTGTCAATTTTAATAAAATTGCCTGTCATAATTACCTCTTCAAGTTCTGTCACATTATTACTTCACTAAATCGTTGATACTAACCCTAAATCCGTCAAACTCCTTGCCTTTGCTTCTGACATAGACAGATGTATCAAAAAACATCAAGTTACCCTCTCTATCCGTTGCCATACTCACGCCATTCCTTACAAGACTACCTTTTAGCAAGTCAAGGACTATGGATATTTCCTGTTTTGTATCGTCTGTCATCATTATTCTCCTTGCTTAATATTCAAATTCTTAAACATAGCACACATAACATCTACAACTATGCTGTTTCCAAACTGCTTGTATAGCTGCGTGTTGCTGTTTACTGCTGCCATTTTGGATATGTCCTCGTCCGATACTCCCATAAGCCTGCCACATTCTCTGGGTGTTAGCTTTCTAATCCTATATTGTGGCTCAATCACAAGGTTGTTTTTCTGCACTGTTGTAAGACAATTGCTGGTCCCTTGCGTATTCACTTCTAATCTCTGTTCTGTTGGACTACCAGCGGACCTGTCGGACGGATTATCGGGATTTCTGCCACACATTGCAACTATCTGACTTTCAAGGATTTTCGGCTCTTGACCGCCACCTTGCATTGTACTCAATGTTTGACTGCACCCTCCAACAGCGTAAATTCTTCCAGTTTGAGGATTACTGAAATTCTTTTCCTCGGCTATGTTGCCTATTTGTATTACCTCCATAACACTTCTCGGCTCCTTATATTCTCTTGCGGTAATTGAGGACTTTATGTCCGTGTAAATACTTCCTATTACTTCCATTCAATCACTCCGTTACTTCCATAATTATCAAAACCTTTGTAGTCTCTTGCTCTCAATGTCGTTGCAATATCAATTTGTTTATCTAATGTTGCTCCTTGATCTTTCAATAACACAGTTTCCATCTGACCGCAAATTGCTGATTCCTGCGTCATATCTTGCCTTGATACAGTTTGCAACTTCTCTTTGCTGTGGCTTATTGATTGTTCCGTCAACGCAAGTCTGTCTGTCTGTCTGTCAAGATTGTGTTGTGGTAATGTGCCGTTGTCAATGAGCTGTTTTATCAGCTTGTCAGCCTTTTCATTGTTGATGTAATACTTTTCATCTACATTATCCTCGAGATAGCCTTTCAACTTCTTTTTGAGTGGTATAGGCTGTGGAAAATCATATGAGTAATTGCCAAGGAACGAAAACATAAAGCATCTGTTTCTGTTCTGCGCCACTCCATAATTTTTAGCATTCAAGTCTTGCCAATAATTTGTGTACCCTAAACTCTCCAAGAATCCCAACCACTTCTCAAAATCATTGATGTTTTTCTTGCCGTGTACTTGCGGTACATTCTCCATAAACAGTATTTGTGGCAGTTCTCCATTGCCATCTCTGATTTCGGTTAAAATCCTCTCAACTTCCCATAACAGACCGCTTCTTGTTCCACTACCCTTACTCATTCCTGCCTGTTTGCCTGCTACAGATAGGTCGGTACAAGGAAATGAATACGTCATCATGTAACAATACTTGTCTGTATCAATAACATTTAAGTCATCAGCGTGTACCTTTGTTATATCCATAGTTGGAAAGTTCGTTCCGTGTACTGCGTTATAACTTGCTATGGCATACTTATCAAACTCTACAACCCTGTAATGCTCAAATTTTGCACCTATTCTCTTTAGTGCCATAGCCTGCGAACCATATCCGGCGAATAATTCTATCAATCGGATAGGCTTTGTTATGCTGATCGGTTCTCTCGTGAAGTCAAATATGCTCATTTGATTATCACAAGAATAATTGTCAAAATTCATAAAATCTACCAAAAGGAAACCCCGGTTTTATGTGCGCACAACCTATTCCTTTCTTTGATTTTTAGTCAACTTCCAAAACTTTTTTCATAGCATTAGCCATATCACAGATACCCTTGATATAGCCGATAGTGATTGTTTTGTAGCCGCCATCACATTCGGTAACACTATTGTCCACAAAGTCAGTTACTATGTCGTCAATCAACCTTACGGCATTGTGATTTATTGTGCTTTCGTCAATCTTCATCATTGCCACCTACTTTCAATAAATCCATAAACTTCTCATACTGCTTCTGCGACACCTTATTATTAGCCTTATCCGCTCTCAATTCGATTTTAAGGTGCTTTTCTGCAATATTGGATAATTCCCTTGCAAGGTTCTTTCTGCCTTGTTGTATGCCCTGTAAATAGCCTTTAGGTGCTTTCCTTTCGCCTATTGAACCACTATCACGATTTCCGCCCTGTCCACCAATGCTAACATTCCTAAGCTGATAGCCATTATCAGCATACAGTTTAATGTAATACTTCTCTTTTTCGTCAAGCTGACTTTCGGGGAAATTAAGAAATTCAACTCGCCAGCCATACGGATTATCCTCTGAATATAGCTTATGTTTGCGTAAGCTCAAATCTATGTGCTGTTCATAGCCTACAAGGTGGCTTGCTAACCTTTGCAACACCGACTTAGCCTGTCCGACATAAGCAAACTTAAAGCCGTTTTCATCTTCTCGGAGTAAGAAGTATATTCCGCTCCTGTCATTCAGCTTTGGATTTATCTTTAGAAGTCGCTTTCGGTTCTCTGATTCTATGGCTTTTGCTTGTCTTAACTTTTTGTAATCCGTCTTTAATCACTCCTTTAAATTTAAATAGCACATAATCCCACAATCTGTAGATATTTCATCTTCCATTTTTCCTCTGTTTGGATCTAATTCATCTAAGAACACGCCGTTTAAGCAGCTATGACCTATTTCCCTTTCTAGTTTTGCCCTGCTTTCAAATACTTTGGGAAAGTCTTTACGAATTTTATTCCAGTAACCCATGCCACCTTTAACACAACCGATACAATTATTATTAGAATATCCCAAGTCATACATAGCCGGTCTTTTCAAACCCAATCTATTAGCTATTGCATGGCAATCTTGTTTAGATAATTGTGAGTCAATTAAAGGAAATTCATGCTTAAATTCTGGAAAGTTCTTTACAAGTCCATCTGCTCGTCTTTGTTCTGAATTATCCATACCCCAAACATATATCAAATCATAGTCAAGATGTTCATTTTCCCACTTCTTTCTGACAGCTTTCTTCAACATTCCTGTACAAGCCGCCCCATGTGTACCATTTACATATCTGTACTTCCTAACCACATCTTCGACGCAATTAAACCTGTCAGATTTAAGAATCGTTACTTTCTTACCTATTATTTTTTCACAATCCCTTATAAATCGCATACTATCGGGGTGCTGGTCCTTTATATCAATATATATCCATTCATCAATCGGAGTCCTCCTGTATTCCTTTCCTTCTCCATTTGTGAATATGGCTGTATTGTTCAAATATCCTGCAATAAAGCTTGAAACTCCTGCAGATAACCAACACACCTTATAATCTTTTTTCATAACACCACGCTACAAATCCTGTGCGTGGATAGTGTGAATCGACTTCCCATGCCAATGGTCTGAAACTCAATTACCGATTACCGTATAACTGCGCTACTTCAAATTCCACCTTGTCGAATCATTAACGCTACTATTTCACACTTTACAACTAAATCTTTAACATCTTTATTTAGCAACCTCGGTTTACCGAGGATTCGTTATTCCTTTCTTAAATAAACATAATTATCACTCATTGCTGTATTCCTTATTCTAATTAAATGGTAGCCCCTCATCAGCTACATCATCTGGAATAGCCATAAAGCCATCATTACTGCTGTTACCGCCCATAATCCCATTGTTGCCACTCTGCTGATTAGTACGGCTTTCGCAGAACTCGTGTCTTTCAACAACGCAGTCATTAGTGTAAACTTTCTGTCCGTCCTTGTTGATATAATTGCCTGTCTGCCATCTGCCCTCAACGATAATCTTAGTTCCCTGGTGCAAATACTTCTCTGCAAACTCTCCGTTCTTGCCAAATGCAATACAGTTAATAAAGTCTGCTGCCTGTTCGCCATCTTTCTTGAAAGTTCTGTCAACAGCTAATGTGTATCTTGCAACTGCCATACTTCCACTTGCTGTCTGCGAATATCTAACCTCTGGGGCTCTTGTCAATCTCCCACATAAAATTACACGATTCATTACTTTTCCTCACTTTCTTCTACATAATCATCCCAAGCTTCATTAAGCACCTTGGCTCCATCATCGTCATCCGTAACAATAATCGTGTACTCGCCTATCTTAGTCGAGATAAATCCTGCATTGCTATCTTTAAGCATTTTAATTAATGAATCAATTAACCCACTCATCTTTATTCCTCACTTTCTAATAACTCTGGATTGTCAAATGTATTGCCGATAACTGCTATTTCAAAACTTCTCCTTGCATACAAATCCCACTTTGCACCGATTCGGAATATGTCTGAGTTAACACAAACCCAAGAAAACTGATAATACTTGTCTCGCCAAAAAGCTTTGTAAAGATTTCCTTTTTCATCTTCTACAATATCATTCTCCCAAATCAGCTTGCCGTTCTTATCTTTCAAGCCGGTGCATTGGCAGATTGTGGTTGAGTCTACTTCAATAGAGTTCCATAATGCTTGAGTTCTAGATATCGACTTTAATCGTGTTTTATCTTCTTGCTCGGATGAAATCCAACTTCGCACTCCTTTAAAAAACGGATTTTGAATAAGACTTCCTATAATCCATTCTCCGTTATCAAGTCTCTTTGCCTTGAATAAATATCTATCGTTCATCTATTCCACCTGCCTTTACTATTTCGATTGCTCTTTTAACAGGAATGAGATGATTATCACTGTTACCGCTTCCATATAGTTTTACTAAAGAGTCCGTTTTTAATTGTTCTACAACTTTATCCACATCATAGGCGGTTGGAGTTTGTGTTTCATCATTGATAATACTCTTTACAATATTCAGACCAGCATTTATGCCTTTTGCGTATGCTCCTATCTCTCTTTCTTTCTGGTCTTTTATCAGTTCTAATAATTTATCTGCATCCATCAATCCCATTGTTTGTCCTCCTATTCCGCTTCTGATTGAAGCCATTCAAGTATGCATTTTTTACACTTTTCCCTAATTTTATTATTATCGCTTTCTTCGCCGCTGCAAGGACATTCTTCCAAATTCATAGATTCGATACAACTATCAAATAGTACACTTGCCAATTCTTCATCTGACATATTCCTTATTCTGCCAGCGTTAGTCATTCTGTTATCACATCTGCAACAAGGCTTATTATCTTTCGGATTGTTGTTGTGCTTGCAGTTGCAAGTATGGCTTGGTTCGTAATTCTGTATGCTTGCCAATTCTGTAAAAGTTGTAAGCATATCAGCAAAATATTTTAGCATACTATCTCTGTCAATATTATGCTTGTCAGCTATAGCACATACACTTGCTAATGTGTCAGTTACTATGCTCTGTAAATCTTCCATTTCTTTGTCTGTGAGATTGCTCTGCTTATCGCTCATTTTCTCCACCTCCAAACTCTTTAACTCTTGATTCATATGGTTTGGGTAACTTCATCCAAGCCTTTACGCAATCTGTAATTTGCGAATAGGAATAGTCCTCAAAGTAATCACACACTTCATACCAGCCTTGCGGAATCCACCATGTATCTTGTTCTTCACAATATTCCCAATCATCAGGAACGCCATCACACATATTCCATCCCATATCTTCAACAGTGCAATGATGATATGGAAAGTAAACCGCCTTAACCACTCTCCTATAAAGTTTTCCACCATATCCTATGTGTTCTACCGTTGCCAAAACTTCATCTGAACAATTTTTAATCTTACACTTGGGCACTGTATTTTTATTCCATTGTGCCATTTTCTCCACCTCTCAATTCTTCAAAATAGAATTTCACATCGTCCGACAAATGCTTTACAATTCCAAACCGCTCCGCAACTTGATAAGGTATGCTGTCACGCATAAGCCTTTTATGTATTTCTGAAAGATACTTTCTAAATCCCTCGACATCTAAAGTGGCTTTATAGTGATTGCAGCTCCTACAAGCTGGCATGTAATTTGAAATGTCGTCTGCTCCACCTATCCTAAGTGGTGTTGCATGGTCTACTTGCATATCTTTGCAATCTATTTCTGCGCCACAATAAGCACAATGTCCGTTATACATGAGATATACAGATGTTCTTGTACTTTTAGATATTGATTTTCTCTTATTCATTGTTACACCTCAATTCTTTCAGTTTTGCTTCTGCTTCTGATTTTGTAAAAAACATAGTCTCTCCAATTGCTGTAGATGTTACTTCGTTTCTATATCTTTCCTCATCTTCTGTAATTGTGGAAAGCAGAAAATTCATCTGATAATCAACAGATATTTTTGTGACTACCGCCTTAAAAATACCATATTGAATATTTTTGCCCTGTACTCCTACAACCATTATCTGCCAAATTGTATCTCCAACCTTACAAGGCAGTATAAAAAGTCTGCCCTGCTCTTCCAAGTCCTTATATTCTTTCAGCTTAAAGTATGCTTTCAGCCAATATCCGGCATTATTATCTAGTGTTGGTATTTCTTTATCACTGTTTGTTAATCTCTCCATTCCTACTCCTTTCTACCACACTGGGTAATAATTCCCTTTATCATCCGCAACCCACCAACCTGTGCTCCAAGTATCAGTTAATGGGTCGTAGACTTTTCTGCCTTTAATCATCAGCTTTTTCTCCTCATAACCAACTCAAAATCTGCCTCTGGATATGTTATTGAATACTCCTCTTTTCCCTCCATATTCCCCATAAACCACTCGAACACAGAGGCTATTGCATTGTCGGTAATATCCGTCTTTTGCCCCACCCACATGTGTTTCTCGGTGTCCTGTGTTCCGTAATATATTCTGTTGGTAATTGGGCTTACGCCTGTTCCTTTCTTCTTAGCCATATCTTGCTCCTTTCTAAAACGGACACTTGCTAGGATTGTTTAAACTCCAACTCTTACCCTGTTCTGCAACGTCCACATTCGCCCCATTTACAGCATTTTTCATTTTCTCGATAAAACTATCCTTATTAGCATTTTCACTTGATAAATGGCACATTATGACGTTCTGCAAGCTATCTGAATCGTTAGCCTTGACAAAATCGCAAGCGGTATCAATGGATAAGTGACCTCTGAAAACGTGATTAGCTTTCGGATTGTCGGTATCAACTAAATCCTTGTCATAGTTCACACCTAAGAGAATGTGGTTTATGTCCTTGAACTTCCATTTGATTAATTCGCAATCGGTTATGTAAAGCATTCTTCCCATCTCCTTGTGAGTAATCAGAAAGCCGAATATCGGGCAAGGTTCGCCATTTGCGTCTGTGTGTGTCCAGTTTCCATCCAATGTCTGTAGTGGAAACGGATAAATTGTGAATCCGCCATAATTCTTCTTGTTATAGTTTCTCTGGTAGGGTGCAAATACCGGTATTGACATTTTTTTAAAATTGTCTAATGACTTGCTGTGGTCAAGATGTTTATGGGTGCATAACACACCCACAACATCTTTAACATTCCAATTCAAGCCTTTTTTAATCTCCTTAATCGGTATTCCACAATCAAGGATAAGTGTTTCTCCACTTTCGGAAGCTAAGGTATAGCAGTTTCCCGTACTTCCTGTGGCTATACAATGCAATCGCATATTCTTCTCCTTTACTCACTACTTTGCAAAAACAATAATAATTTTTCTGTACAATCAGCACAAAGGTCGTATCTATAATCTACATATGAATAGCCATCTGGATTGCCATAAAACATTGAATGAAAGCGCAGTCGATTTTCTTTTTTGATACCATATTTAAAATATCCAGCCCATTTAGACAAACTGTACTCAAAAGGCTTTCCACATCTATCGCATTTGCGGATTTCTTCAACTGACATACTCACACCTCGATTTCATCATCCTGCGGGAACTGAAAGTACTCTGTTGTAGCTTTCCGAAATTGTTCCTCACTAAAAATACTCTGTACTTCTTCAAAACGCTTTGAACCGGCTACGCAATGATAAAACACATTATTTTCATACACTTTTCTAAGCATTTCCATAGCCTTATACGATTTCTCTTTGGAAGAGTACTTACCTAATACGTATTCCTCTCCATTGTATAGCACTATAACGCTCTCCATTGCGTGGCACACAACTATCTGCTCATAAGGCAAATCAACATTGCCATTCTGACTAATTATTCTCATAAAACTCCTTTCTGACATCAGCCACCCTGCATTTAAGCTTGTAACTCAAATCGTCAATAGGTGGTCTCTTGCTTGGACGGCAGATAAACTCTCTACAAATCCTTGGCCTGACTGAATAAATCTCGCATTTTTCCTTTGATTTATCATCATTAAGGAACGGACAAGTCATATCCATTGTCGGTGTGGCTGTCGGATAATTATGTCTGTGTTCCTTAATATGATGTTTCTTAATGTACTTGTGAATTGTTGTAATTTCATCTTCCGTCATAGGAAGTAAGTTACTGCAACAATTGCCACATTGAGTACATTCTCCATTACAAGTCAAATCATAAGCGCCATTATTCATATCAGCCATCATCTGCTCTAAACTCGTTGATTTCATAGGCTTACTCCTAATAAGATAAATTAATAACAATGAATGGGTCTTTCTGCCAAGTTCTCTTGTGCATTGGCTCATAATCGTCAATATCATCAAAATCTACATCATCGTCAAAACTTGCTGTAACTGTCACTTCCTGCGTGTCGTTTTCATTCTCTCTGTCAAATTCTGCTTCAACGTCAGTGTCATATTCAGCTTCACAGTGAAACTTAACTTCTGTATCTGCATTATACTGACTTAATTCCTGTATTAATTCGTATACTGTCATATCTAATCTCCTATTCTGCCTGCATAAATGGTGGCAATGTGCTGTCTGCCTGTTCTTCAACCACTTCTCCCTGCACAGCCTCTGTATCTGCTACAACATCCACATCCTCAAATTCAACCGAATTGGCATTGCTTGCAATATCATATTCAACATCTGCCTGCATACGCTCATCATAACTAGGCAACTCTTCCTCATTATCGTAATTTCCGTCATAGAACGAACCATAAGTATTGTTAATCTGCTTTAACAGCCTATTCTTAACAGTTTTCATAGCCATCTGGTCTGTGAATTTCTGATGTGTGCCGTTTCCGTTCTCTTTATAGCCAAATCCCTGTTTCCAAGCCTGCTTAATCTGCTTGATATTCATAACCTCTGTGAGAATACTTCCGTCATCCATAGTGGCTATTGCGTAAGCACCCTTGACCTTATCGTTGTCGATGTTTTCAAAATCCTGTTTGTGAGTGACAATGTGCTTCTTGCCATTAACAATCTCATATTCAAATGTATCGCCATCATAGATAACTTCTGCTGTTATATCTTTAAGTCCGTATCTCCTAGCAATACAAGTATTTCCGTACACTGATTTCTGGCACTGTAACTTACCGCCATAAGCAACCGGATAGCACTGCTTCTTCTGCATTGATAAGCCACTTGTAACCATTTCTACAAGTGCGTTTTCGATACTTGCCCTTGTACAGCTCTGTAATACAGGTTTTTTATTTGAATCTACTGTGTCCTGTAAAATCAGCATTGCCGACATAAACTCATTTGTGTAATTGTAATCTTTAGGGAATGTAAGTCCGAATTTCTCTTTCTCTCTGACTTTCATTACCATTCCCTCTGTAAAATCCTTAGCGACAAGTTCTCTTTTTTCGCTTTCTGCTACTGCTGTTGTTTCTGCCATAATTAGTTTTCCTCCACTTCTTTAAATTCGCCATCTACCAGTTTATAGAATGTATCTTCCTTGATACGCTCTCCGTCAACGTATTCGGTCTTAACGCATTTAGGAATCCAAATGCAGAAGCCTTTTCCATCTTCATCATCCGTTCTTACCCATTCAGCAAGTGTTATCCAGCTACCTTTTTTAGCTTTTGCCTGCGACTGATAGCCTGCTGCCATAACAACTGAATGTTTACCCTTGGATGTTATCTGTGCGTAATATCCACTTGAACCTATCTTTGCGGAATATCCACTTGAACCTATCTTTGCGTAATCTCCACTTGAACCTATCTGTGCGGAATCTCCACTTGAACCTATCTGTGCGGAATCTCCACTTGAACCTATCTGTGCGGAATATCCACTTGAACCTATCTTTGCGTAATCTCCACTTGAACCTATCTGTGCGGAATCTCCACTTGAACCTATCTTTGCGGAATATCCACTTGAACCTATCTTTGCGTAATCTCCACTTGAACCTATCTGTGCGGAATCTCCACTTGAACCTATCTGTGCGGAATATCCACTTGAACCTATCTTTGCGTAATCTCCACTTGAACCTATCTGTGCGTAATCTCCACTTGAACCTATCTGTGCGGAATTATTGCCATTGTCATTTTCTATGCCATCTTCAATTTCCTCAATCTTCGTTTTCTCCAGAGTAAAATCTACGCAAGCCTTAATAAAACCTTTTAAGCCCAACTTGGCTTTAATGTGAAGCTTATTAGTTGCACATTTGTTTTCTCTTTTAAAAACTTTTCCCAGCGGCTCAACTTCTGCAAATTCTGAAATCTCGCCATTCTCGTTTACAAGAGGGTAATAGTCCAGTACATCAAATGGATTTTCACAATAATGCATCACACCAGCTTCACATATCTCATTTCCGTTTTCTTCATATGTTGTGTTTTCTTCGTACTGTTTACCTTTACAAGTAAAATCTGGATTAAATGCTTTATATGCCATAATTATCTCTCGCTTTCTATTCAAACTCTTTTAACTGCTCCGCTAACTTCTTACACTCTTCCGCAACATATTCTTCAGTGCGGATAACATCATCAATCGGATATTTACTTTCAACCATTTTTTGTAGTTCATACTCTTTTCTATGGCTTGGAAACTTCTGTATCGCATAATCTAAATCCGACTTATCTCCTGCGTGTTCGCAATCGAAACCAAACCACCACAAATCGCTTTCGATTGGATAACTTGAATGTTCTCCACCGCCTGCATATGTAATGCCACCGTGACACTGAAAATATGCTTCAATGCGGATTCTTTCATCTTCATCCAGCCAAGCACCAAGCAAAGGAAGAATCCCGCTTACTTCTCTGTCTCCGACATCAGCTTTCTTGATTTCAAGGTAATCGCTGTAATCCTTTCCGTATAATGGATGATTCTTTGGAATCCCGACATATCCGCATCTATGTCCCATGTGTGTAAATACCACGACACATTTATATCCTGTGTGTTCAAATTCACGCTCTACGATATATCTATCATTCATATTATTCTTCACTTTCTTCAAAATGCTCTCTTATATCAAGTCCATTATCGTCATACCATTCGCACCACCCCTGCTCTTCTTCGTCAAAATATTCAAGACCAGATGCATTGCAATAGTCAGGCTTTATCTTATTCTCATACTGAAATAAATCATAATCCCATAATGTATTAAGGATTTTCCAAGCCTGTTCAATGCTTTCAACTTCAACATAAAAGTTTTTAACCGCTCCTACTTGGCAATTATGCCAAACTCTCATTTTACTCATGCTTATCCCTTCACAATCTCTAATTTCTCGCTATCATTGACAATCAGCATAATCAACTGGCTATCGACCATATCAGCAACTTTCTTCTGATTGGTGCTGTCAAGGCTCTCACTATCATCTAAGATAATAGGCACTGACATACCACTAATCTTCTGAATAGAGTTACAAATATCAACTCTGCCTAAAATCCTGTTGCCCTTATTGCTCATAGTTGTAAGAATTGACTTTCCATTAACTGTAGGTATACAAACTGACTTGTAACCGCCAGACTTGTTCAGTTCAAACAGCTTCCACTTAACAAGTGAGAAGTGACTGTTAATACTGTCAGACAATGTTTCATTTTTTGCCTTGTCCAGTTCATCAAGCAAATCAAGGATTTTTTCGGCATTAGCTTTATTCTGTTCAGAATCAATCCTTGTCTGCTTTAATTCTTCAAGTCGCTGTTCGTCTGCTGCCGTATCAGACTTTGCAATCTGGCTTTCACATTCTGCTAACTGCTGCCTAAGCTCACTTTCCTGTGCCTTTAATTCAGCCTTGACACTCGAAATGTCATTAGCCTTGTGCATAGCTTCTTCCTTTTCGGCTATCTGCTGTTCAAGTGCCTTGTATTCCTCTGTGACTGTCACATCAATTTCCTGTGGAAGTTCGGATAACTGCTTTTCAAGGTCTGCAATGGCTGTATTCAGCATTACAAGGCTCTTTCTATGTTCAACAAGTTCATTTTCAAGGCTGGCAATAGTTTCATTTTCCTTATCTAATTCACTCTTCGCATTGTTTCCGAGATTTGTTATTTTCTCAATTTCTGCCGCCTTTTTGCTTTCAAAATCTGCCCTAATCTGTTCTTTCTTATCTTTTGAATATTCCTGTCCGCAATAGCTACAAACAAGATTACTCTCGTCAAATTTAAGGCTGTGTGTGTTCTTGTATAGATTCCTATAACTTTCAATGCTTTCATTAAGCACAACAGAATGATGTTTACTGCTATCAATTTGGTTCTCGCAATCATCAATGGTCTTTTCTGTCTGCCTAACAAGAAACTTTTTATCGGAAATCTTATCCTCAATCTCTCGCCTAGCCTTGATATTGTCCTCATTAGCCTTGCGAACCATATCGCTCTGCTTGAACTTCAAATCAAGAATATCGGCACTAGCCTTATCATATTCAGCCAACATCTTGTCAGTGTCAGTCTGCTTTGCAATGCAGTCAGCAATCTGTTCTTTAAGGCTGTTTCTAAGCAGTTCAAGGTCAGATGTATCAATATCAGATTTAATCTGAATATCTCTTTCCTTTTCCTTAATCTGCCCGTCAATAACAGGCGATTGCTTGTCAACATTAGACGAAATCAATTTATTCATTGAACGGATTTCTTCAACAGTATATTTTTCAAGCATTGGTACTAATTCTGCCAACTCTTTTCTTGACCTTGCCATATCTAAGTCCGTAACACTTTCAATTAAACTGAAAAGATATTCTCTCATTTCATCTGGCTTTCTACTAAGAAAAGCATTGATATTACTGCAAGCCTTGAACATCTTCATATTAATGCCCAGATACTCATTAAATGCTGTTAAAGTCTTAGGAACGCTGTTGATGTAATAAGAGTTATTATCACTGACAGTTGTTACAATTTTTCCATCTTTTACAGCTTCTTTATAAGTACGCTTCTGCACTTTCTTCATAGTGACTTCTTTTCCGTCAACATCAAAAGTAAGTTCTCCGTAAGTGTCCATATCATCAACTGATACTCCGTCAACCTCACGTCTGACAACCGGATTATCCTTTAGCTCATAATCGCAGTTAAACAAGCACCACAGATATGCTGTTGCTATTGTTGACTTGCCTATACCATTCTTGGCAATAATCTTTGTTATGTCGTAAAAATCAAACTCTGCGTGTGCGTAACACATAAAGTTTTCAAGTACTACCCTTTTTAAAGTTGCTCTCATAAACAATATCCTTTCCTTATTATTTAAACATTCATTACAAATACGCCATCTTCAATCTGGAAGTTATCAACTATTATGTCTGCATAATACTCTGAACTCTTAGCTTCTTCAAACGAACCGTTAAAAACTGTTCCACGCAACGCTGACCATATCTGGCACATCGCATATTCATCAAGAGCCATACTTGCCAACTCTCTAACTGTAATATCACTACACATCAGTTTCGCCCTCCTCTGCATAATCAATCTTGCTTACCGATACTTCATAAGCGGTTCTTGTTTCAACTTCATTGTCGCTTATCTTCTTAGCGTATTCCCTGCTCTGGAATCTACCCTGAATCTGGATATGTTCCCCTGTTTCAAGTCCACCTACAAATCTTGCATTTCTTCCCCACGCTATACATGGTATGTAATCTGACTTGCCATATGGCCTGTTTACCGCCACTAAGATATCTGCAATCTCCCTGCCCTTTGGAGTACATCTGTATATAGGCGGCTTACAGATATAAGCGTCAAGTGTAACCATATTGGTATTATCTTCAAACGGTAATTCTTCTGAATCCTGTGTCAGCACTTCAAATTCTCTTGCGAAAACCGTTAGAATCAGCTTGCTCTTCATATTGTCAGTATGCTTGTTGAAGCTTCTTATCTGCCCTAAAACCGTGACAGCCTGTCCTACTTTAATCTCTCTAATATCAGTAAGTCTATCTGATATCATCACTGGTAACACATCTTCATTGCCACTTGTTCTTAAACACTTAATCATGAATATGTAGTATCCCTCGCCAAATACTTCATGTGAGTATTCTGCTTCTTTCTCGACTACTCCTATTAATGTGATATTGTTGTTATTAATTGCATTTTCCATTTCTTTCTCTCCTTATTTTAATATGTAACTTCCTATTGGTACTTTATCCATTCTTTCAATCAGATGGATTTTGCAGCTGAAAGTATAGAACTTTCTGAAATCCTTTTCCCTTATAGCTCTCTGCCTGTTTCTGTTCAGCTTAATAATTCTTTTTATGTTACTCATTGGCACTCTCCTTACATCTGTAATACATTGCTGCAATAAATCCTCTTGTTGTGAGGCAGTCATAATTCTTCCATGCCGATAAATCATGGTCAGCCGATTTAATCGTTGTTCTAATTGACCTTTCAACAGCACATCTTGACTTGCCTACTGTACTAGCAATGTTATTGTAAATTTCTTCCATTGTTATAGAAGAATTGAACCGTTTAACAGCTTCAATTATGTAGATGTAACCTCTTTTATTGGATAGAATACCCAAGTTGAACATTTCTTCTCTTATCCTTGCTTCCATAAACACTCCTTACTTGTAGCAAAAGTACATGTTCTGCACTTTCTTATAAACACCACTACCTTGTTTAAATTCAGCTTGATACAACACATTGCTGGGTATGTCATATCCGCTTATTAATAATTCTTCTGCTATTCTCCAACACCTTTCTGTTGGTTCTTTATAGAATCCACTGTTTATAAGTTCTGTGCACTGATATTGCCCTGGCTGATAGATAACTTCTTCAATGCTGTTAGGGAAATACTCACTTTGTACCCGATTCAAAACAACGGCTCCTGCAAGATATAGCATTTCATCATCGTTGCATGTCGCTCCGCATTCACCCATCAGCAAATGTGCCATAAGCGACAGCTCATATTCATCAGCACTTATCTCCCCAGTTTCAACCTTATAATCAACATGTGAGTTGTAGCATTCAATTAACACTGCACTCTGATGATTAATCTTAGCTTGCGGTTGTACCGGTCTTAGAATCAACGCTATAAGGCTGATTCCTGCCAGTGTTGCGGATATGTTAATTATCTTTTCTTTCATATCTTCTCCTACATGTTTGTATCATGTACCACCTCGGCAAGTGCTATTGGCAACAAATAGGTGTCGATGAATTCATGTACATCAGCCAAGTATTTTCTTTTGATACTCTTGTATGTCGCCACGCACCCGAATTCGCGTTTTAACTGCTTGTATATATCAGAATATACTGAACCGCGAATACCACCGTCTTTGTACGCATTGCTGTCCTTTCCGCCAAGTACTTCAATTCCTTTCTTTCTAACATGCTTCTGCACTTCTTCAATCTCACAGCCGTAAAGCGGAGTCTCTTCTTCGATACTGGTTATCTTATCTTCAACCTTATCAACTCTCTCTGTGAGTTCTGTGTTGCCCTGTGCCAATAATCTAATCTGTTCAGATGTTGTCAAAGGCTTACTGTAACTTCCTGTCTTTCTGATTGTCGGGAGGACTTCTGATGTTACCCAGTCAGTAAATCTCTCTGCACTTTCTTTACGGCTCTGAAAGATTGTCTTGTAAAGATTGCTTTCATTAATAAATGTAGCTTTCTGTTTTCTTCCTAAACTGTCTATGACCTCGGCAATACCGACCCCATCTTGTTTAAGCCTATTTTTCACGTCTGTAACATGTGTGATTTCCAATGCCTTGCATACATCAGCCAAGCAAAACATAGGTTCATTATCTTTAGTAATGGTTCTGATTTCTCCGAACTCTGAATTGCTAAAAATCTGTAGCTCCATAAACGCATTCCTTTCCTTTTGTATTTGTGTGTGATATATTTTGACCTTTTAAGGTGCATTTAAGCGATTCTGCTCATTCCTATCTGTTGTAACTTGTAGAACTTTATATTTATTGATACAATAGAGAAGTGATGGTAGACACTTTCCGAAAGGAGATTGTATGGATACTGTCATAGCATTGTGCGTATCAGCGGTTGGCTCATACTTCTGTGGCGTAGACTTCTGCGCCCTGTACGCTCTTATTTCTATATCAATAGAATTAAATAGATATGCTAAAGACAAAACTGCCAATCGGTAGGTAATTCACACTTGATACGAACAGGGCGCTATCCCTGTCAAAAAGAGCTAATGATGTTTGAATAAAAGTTTGCAACTATTTACCGCTACCATCACTTTTCTATTGCATCAATATCAAAAATTCTAATCCGTTTGTACTTTGCGCTATAAAATGTTCTCCATTTTTACTCTTTTCTGTCGTTGTCACATTCCTTGTCAAAATCTTGGTAAAATAAAATGACAAAAAATCTGAAATAGTAATGTAAGTATTGCAATCACTAATGCAACATCTGAAAATGTTATTTTTTCATTGTCATTCCTTTCTTGCAAAGTTAAACGACGCTTCAATCACCTATCATTCTTGCTTAATCCATTTTTCTATGGGAATACTTGTTGCATCTGCAATTTTCTGAATAGTGGTTAATGCTGGCAATGAATTATCATCTTTCCATCTGCCCACAGTTCCATTGCCGATACCGCATTTCTTTTCAAATGCCATTATAGAAAGATTGTTCTTATTGCAATAATCAACTATTTTTTGATAAAACATAGACTTCTCCTTTCCTAATTTATATAGGATTTAGAGAAAAGCTTGACATTATTTAGAGAATGTTCTAAACTATGAATTGCCAAAAACATATTTGAGAATGCTCCCTTTAACTTTAGGCTTTTCTCTAAAACCTAAAGTTATTATATAGAGTGTTCTCTAATTTGTCAACACCTTTTTAGGTAAATCTCTAAAAATGGAGGAAAAACAAATGAACACTGTAGAAAGAGTAAGGGGAATTTGCAAAGAGAGAAAAATTCCTATATCAAGATTAGAAAAAGAATGTGGTTTTGCTAATGGCTACATTAGTCAATTACGCAAAGGTTCATTTCCAGATGATAGATTGGGTAAAATTTCAGAAGTTTTAGGATTACCTGTGGATTATTTAAGAACTGGGAAAGAAAAAGAACTTGATTTATCGGAACAAGCTGATTTGTGGATTAAGATAAGGAATGACAGAAGATTAGTACGCTCGATACATACATTTTTAGAGTTAAATGACGAACAAAAAGAATATGTTCTCGGCTTAATAGATTTATTAAAAGGAGCGTAAACAATATGCTGAATGAGAATGATGTTCTTATGACTATTATCACTAAAAGAAATGAGAAAGGCAATACAGATTATCGCGATATAGCCAATGCTTTAAATCTCGATATGATATCTCTATTGCCATTTATGAAAACTCTTTCAAGCAAAGGATATATTACACAAACCTTGGAAAATGTAACAGTTACAAGACTAGGTTTGCTTGCTTGTAAAAAGTAATCTACCTCAGATATTAGTAACGCACTGCAATATATTTCTTTTTACTTTTTTCTAGGTGTATGCCAGTGTATTTTTACACTGGCTTTTTTATTACATCCATCATTATTTTGTAAATATACTTTAGTACTTCAACGCTATTTATTTCTTTGATTTCTTCGATTATCTTCTGCCTATATTCTTCATTCTCCATATATCCCCCTTATTGCACGATATAACACTGGTAGCGATGGTGTTATTATAGAACATCTGTTCTTACATGTCAACCTACCCCCAGCAGATTAACAGTTTTCAGCGGTGACACTGCCAACGCCAATCAAACAGTGCCACCTAGCCAAAACTTGAAGATTTCGTCCGAATCTCTCGGACAATTATTATTATAAATACTTATAATATAAAAATCAACTTAAAGATATCGCAAGTTTCGACAACATTCGACAAATTATGTATATTGTGATATAATTAGTAAAATTAAATTTAGGGGGATTTGCTTATGAAAAAGAGAATTGTAAGCATTATGCTTGTTATGTGCTTATTCATTAAGATATTACCGGGAGCATTGCACTCCCGGTATTTTTATTAAGGTTAGACTAATTCACAATCAGCTACATTGACTGCTGCGAATAATTCTCCGTCATGCACAAGCACAACTCTGTCTCCACTTCTTTCTGATACTGTGTATTCATCAAACCAAGCCTTAATAGCTGTGCCGTCATAATCAGTGCTACCAACAAACCTTACTGTGCTATTCTCTTCAATATCTTCACTGAATGGAATATCTGTAGGTGTATCATCAGAACTTGCACCGCCGACAAATTCAAGATTAACAATATTAACAGCGGCTGTGATTGTTGTACCGATACCTATAACAACTCTGTCTCCGTTCTCTTCGATTACATCATATTCATCATAATATGTCGCAAATCTCACGCCGTCATAATCAATGTTATCAAGTACTCTGACTTTTTTGCCGTCACCGCGGTTTACTGTATCTGTGTTAATATCGCTGTCATATACGCACTTAACAAGACTGATGTTATCTTCGTCAATAGCGGCAGTAATTACTCCGTCGATTCCGATAACAACTCTTCTGCCACTGGCTGATAAAACACTGTACTCATCATAATAAGTGCTGAACGACTCGCCATTATCATACTGAACGGCGTTGAGTACCTTAACGGTATCCCCTTTGTGATACTTAGTGTCTGGTACTGGCTGATAATCCGGCACTGTAACTTCTTCAACAACATGGTCTGTGCAATAATCAGTGTAACAATAGTTCTGGTCTACTGTCTGTCCGTTAATCTGTGTGTCTCTAAGATAATTAACGCCGCCGCCGAACTGCCAGATATCATAATCAACAGCAATGCTAGGCTCTGTATCTGAATAGCTTGCAACCCATATGGCATATCCTGCTTCTTTTACTCTGGAAATATCTACATAATTGTTAATGCAGTTTCTGTATGAATATAAGCCGACATTCTTATAGCCTGCGTTTCTCATTTCATCAAGGAATGCCATAATAATGTCCGTAAGGTCGTTGCCAGTAACCATGCCTGCTTCAACATCATAGAATACTGGATAGCAGAATGATTTGCCTGCTAAAAGCTGTGCAAAGTATCTGGCTTCATTTACAGCTTCATCAGCACTTAATGCGTTGCCAAAGAAATAGACTCCTTTGTGGATTCCTGCACTTTCCAACTTGTTATAGCTGTTCTCAAACTCTCTATCTTCGTATAAGCCATCATCAGCACCGCCTGCTTTGATGATTGCAAAATCTACTCCCTCATTGTCTTTTGCTCTCTGAAAGTCAAAATCTCCCTGCCATTTCGATGTGTCGATTCCAAATAACTTGCTCATAAATTTACCTCCTAAAAAACAAAAGCATGGGTTAATTCCCATGCTTTTAAAATAATTATCTAATTTAACCATGTGCCTGAACCCCAGTCCCATGTAGCAACTACTGTATCATCTACAAGTATATTTAGCTGGCTTCCATTCCAATCAAATGTTATAGGATTGCTAGCATACATTGCAGGATGTTTTGTTCTTCCAAGATGAGTTACACTTATATCACTTGGATTTTGGATTTTTATAGTTGTTCCTTCCGAACTTATTTCCATAACATTTGTAACTTTAATCGAACTAGTCTCAATATAATCCGTATGAAAATTTCCTACATGGAGTGAACTTATATTGGCAGCATAATTACTTTTTGAACTGAATGAACTTTCATCTTCCACTACCGTTAAATTTTTTAACAAAGCTTGTAATGCGTTAATTCCTATTGTTTTGACAGTATCAATACCTATATAAGTCTCTCTTAGAGTTCCCCACATATCTGTACCTGATAACAAAATGCATTTTTGAGCATTTTGCGGTTTTATTTCGAATGTAACTTTTGATTTTTTTGCATATTTCCACTCTTCAAAAGTTCCTCCTGTGTCATATCCAAGCATATATCTTTTTGCCTGCACCATATCAAGTACATCAACAACACCATCGGAGTTAAAATCATACAATTCTTTATTCAACGTATCAGTAGTTTGATTTAGTATGGCTTTTTTAATGATGTTCATCTCGTTATAGCTAGGAGATAAATAGGTTTCTGTATTACTCACCAGCTCAAACTTTCCTGTAGATGTAATATTTAAAGAGCTACCGCCAGAAATGCTTAGTCCGCCTTTTGCGTTTAGTATAATATTGTCAGCAATCGCTTCAATTGCGGATTTAAGCTCGCCGCTCGCTGGGTCTTTCTTAATATAAAGGTCAAGACTTGCTGTTGTAGCATAATTGTTAAATTTAGCATTAACATCCTCTGGTGCCGGTGTCCAATCTGTAGCTTTGTCTCCTTTTTCCAAGCAAAAACCTGATATTTTAAATGATAATAGTGCAGCACTATTAAGATTAGGTTGAAAAAATGTATAATTAACATCTACATCATCCGTTATTGAGCTTCCCGTAGAGAAACTAAACTCAAAATAATGCTCTCTTTTATCGTTCAAAACACCTATATTGGTAAGCCCCTCTCCATCATTACTCAGTGGGTTTCCATATTCAACACCATCTATTCTGAACGAAATATATGCTCCAATTTTACCGCCATTGTAAAAACGGAGGCTGTTAAATACCCCACTCAAAAGCGTTATATGCCCACTCAATATGTAATGTGTATTAAGTTCATAACAAGACTTTGAGTCAAATCTAAATCCAGAAAACACATGATTTTTTTTATATACAATTGTTCCGCTCTTTATAAAGTTGCTTTTGTCAAGAGAACCTGGTTCAAATAGAATAAGATTATTATAGAGTATTCTATTCCTTCCACCAATTTGCAGATTGTTAAACTCTGTCTTAGTAGTGTAAGTTGCACTAACGCTATTTGTTATCTTATTTGCACTCTGTGTAATTGCAGAATTCATTTGCGCTGTCGTACTGTAATTGACGAATTTCCCGTCAACTGTGTTTAAATCTGTCTTTGTCGCATAGGTATCGCTTACAGTTGTTTTAAAGCCATTCAAACTCTGTTCAAGTTCAGAAGTCTTATTCGACAATGCAGTAACTGTCGAACTGTCAGCTTTGTTCTTAATGGTTGTCTGCATACTGCTGATACTTGAAGTGTTTGTGTCGACTGTTTGTTTAACTGAATTGACGGTATTCGTTAATGCTGTAACCTTGGTGACGCTTTCATCAGCGGATTTTTTTGCATTTGCCGCTTCTGTCGCCGCATTGCTTGCCACTGTTTTAGCTTCGCTAGCTGTTTTATTTGCATCACTAGCTGTACTTTCAACTTTTGTTACAGTTGTTGTTAAACTTGAAATGCTTGATGTGTTGCTATCTGTTGTTTGCTTAATACTATTAACAGTGTTGCTTAAAGTAGTAACTGTACTGCTGTCAGCTTTTTTGCTAAGTGTTTCAGACATTTTAGTTATAGTAGAACTATTTTCATCAACGGTCTGTTTAACCTTGTTAAATGTAGTAGTACTAACCTTATTACCCATATCAGTTTCAAGATTAGTCGTTCGTGTTTTAAGACTTGATAATTCGCTGTCTGTATCAGTTTTCCAAGAACCAATTTCAACATCAAATTTCTTAATACCGCTAATCTCGCCATTGATGTTGATAATGTCCTGTAATGCCTTAGTAACATCACTATCTTTAATCAGTACCCATTCATATGCAGGTGCTTGTTCTGTACCAGTGTTGGCAAATCTGTATGAGTATCCGTCTGCACTTGAAGCAGGGTTGACAACATAGCATATATCACCTATATGCTTGTTTTTCGTTGCGTTATCTTTCCAGTTAATAGCCGGTTCATTATTAAGGGTAGGTATTTCTGTCTTTGTGAATGTCTCAATATTGCCGTCAATCTGACCTTGCAATTCTTCTTGTACTTTATCTAAGTATTCTTTAGTAGGTACTTCTTCTGACAGTTTATCCAAAGATAAAGAACCTGTTCCAATACGTTTTCCGTTAATTGTGCCTACTGTAATGTTATCCGCATTAAGGTTAGTAACTGTAATCTTGCTTGCGTCAATTGTGCCTGCTGTTAACTTATTAGCGGATAGGCTTTGTACTTTCTCATTAGTTACTGCTCCGTCTTTAATAAGAGAAGTTCCTACTACTTGTCCTTTGACATTAGCAAAATCAATTTGTGCATATTTTAAATCCGCTATATCCGCCGTTAATGAATTAGCTTTAAGTTTGATTATCTCTGCATTAGCCGCCTTAAGGCTTTCCACATTAGCATTAATGATATCTGCATATGTTGCATCTAGTTTATTTGTTTTAAGGTTATCAATGCTTGCGTTAGTTGCATTAAGATTAGTTATTGTTGCATAAGTGATCTTGGCTGTATCTACATCTAACTTATTAATTAGTGCCTTATTAACGGTTATCAAGTCGGCATAGTACCGCTCCATCTGCTTAGTAATAGGTCCGGAAGCGACGCTTGTATTCTCCGTGTCAGATTGACCTATAGATGTAACAGTATCCATTAAGCCGCCATCACATTCGTGCGTAATCTGCATTATAGGCACTTTGTAATCAACGCCGCCCTTGCTGACAGTTATAATATCGCCAACTTCTAATCTGTAATCGCCGACAAACTTAACTGTAAGTGGTCTAAATGTAAAACCACCTATCTTTTTATAGACTTCATCAAGAATTGCCTGCGTCATAAACGGATTGGCAAAACTAAGCCCTGTCGCTCCGTCACCAGAAGTAATCTCGCTTTGTTCTGTAGAACCGCTTTTGGTATTATTACATGTCAGTTTCTGTATGATGAAATCTTTACTTGTTGTGAATGTTACGCCCTGCTGATAATACTTATGTCCGTCAAGTACATATCCGCTATCTTTATACCATCTTAATTCAAGGTTTCCGTCAGCATTAATTACCGCATTACAGCCTTGTAACATAGCCATATAGCCGATAATTTCTCTGTAGGTATATCCTTGTGGCTTGTCGTTGATAGTATGTGCTGTGGCTATATTTGTTGCTAAAGATATGCCTAACTTGCCACATATCTCATTAAGAATAGCTTTATCTGTGCTAGGAAATGCCATATCCGAGAAGTAAGGCATGTCAGCCTTATACATTCTGTCGTATGCTTCGTAGCTTGTATACTCTCCGTCACTTGTCTGTTTAGTAACTGTAAATATTCCCAACTTAATATACTTAATTTCTGCTCCAACCTTAACACCCTCGAATATGGTAATCTCCTTATTTTCAAGGCTTACTGTTGGCATATAAATAGAAAAGGTAACACCGCTACTGCAAGTGTTACCTATCGTAATTTCATTATTGGGATTTATTATGTTTTGAAACTTAAAATTGTTAAGTGTTTCGATATGTTCTTTTCTGTCAACAACATACTTAGAATAGTATCTTGCACTATTCCCCTTAACAATATCCGTTATAGCTGTGTCTAATATCTTCATTCTACACCGCCTTTATTGATTAATTAATGTGATATCATAAACTCGATTGAGTATAATTTAGCTGGTGTAATTTCTTCACATTTATCGAATGCGTCCATAGGAAGCATTGTCATGTCAGGCACTTCAATCTCTTGCTCATTGATTTCCTGCAATTCTTCCTGTAACTTCTTTAAGTTCTCTGATGTAACCTGATACTGATTATCGTTGATAACTGGATTACCACTGTCGTCCTTATCTGCATACTTAACCTTAGTATCTTCTATAGTCTGTAATGTTGCCTTATATAATTCTTCTAACGCCTTGATATTACACATAACAGCCATAGCAATTCTGCCTGTAGTCTTGTCATGTGATATGTTGCTCAAACTCTGAAATCTGTCTATTAATTCACTTGTTTTAAGTTTCATGTGGAACTCTCCTTTATTTCTGAATTAAACTTAATTTTGCTCCGACTATAAGTCCGTCCTCATTTTTTGCTCTTGTGAGATACGGATATGTCACATCTCCTGTGTATATTGTCATTTCTTTTTGTGTACCACCTAAGAATAAGACTTGTGCCGTTGGAAATGGGTTATCTACGTCGCTTACTACATTATCAAGCAATAGTGCTTGTTCTCCTGTAAGTGGCGGTAATTGAAGCTCTACTTTGTCTTTGATATCCACGATTGTGCCTACCATTTCGCCGTAGTCATTTCTTCCTGTATTTTTAGACCATATCTTATTTCTACTGTATGTGTAGCCGTTATATGCTACTGGGAATCTAACCCCCTCAATCACAACTGCGTCAATCAATCAAACCACCCCTTTCAAGGCATTAAAAAAGGAATGCACCATTTCTGATACATTCCTTAATATTTCTATTGCATTAATTCAATTAGTGTTATATAATATCTGTGCTGCTTGTTTAAGCGGTATTGTGACTTTTGGCTGTCAGTTGTCGGGCTGACAGCCTTTTTAATTGCTTTAAGTATTTAATATAGCTAAGATTTTGGCTCTACTGATTTTGTTTTCCCCAGCTTCTTGGGGAAATCGTCGCAACTTTCTGCGATAACTCTCCTAGCTTTACAAGAAATCGTCGCCACAAGTGGCGAAAGCTATAAAATGTTTTGCAATTTCCTGCAAAATTCCCAACTTCTTGGGAAAATCTTACGAAACATTCATGCACACTTGTGTGTATGACATTTTCTGCAAATCAATCGCGTCAACCGCTTGGCACGAAACATCTGTCTCAAATCATCCCCACAAGTGGGTACGCTCCATTTAAACCATATATTACCAAAAAATCAACCCACATCTGTTACATACAAATCTATGCTGTGAATAAGTTCCGCCTTGTTGCTTAATCTTCTCTTTCTTATTAACCAATGTAAACGGTCTTAAAGGATTTAGATTAACAGAATATCTTGTTTTGGATTTCTGCGGTACAGTTGTTGTAATCTGCGTGTGAGAACAATCCCAACTGCTACATCTTGGACAATATACTTCAATCAATCCGTTTTCCGTCGCTCTGTACACTCCTTTAAAGTTAGGATTTAATGGCTGTTGAGACTCTGGCTGCTGTTTCTTCTTCACTCCTATTGCTTCTAGCATTTCGTTTAGTTCTTTTTTCACTGACATACATATTCCCTTTACTGTAATTCTAATGTTAATTTCATAAGTTTTTTATTGTCTCCCAGTGGTGTTACTTCTAAATCAACATTGCTTTTATCTTCTAGTATATATATCCTTGCAACTGTAATATTTGTACCTGTCTGTAATTCTCTTGCAATATTATTGTATTCGTCAATGTCAAAACTAACTAACGGATAGTCAAGTTCTTTGCCGTTTTGAAAGCATGTAACATCATAATTATATGCAAAAGCTGTGTTATCTTCTGAATTGTTTACAAAGTCAAAATAAACAACAAGAACTTCTCTGTCATTGCTATCTGTAATTACATCATGCTTAAGGTATTTAAGTTTTGTATCATCATATCTTGCTATGTCTGTATCTTGCTGTGTTGCACTAGCTTGTTTCGTAGCATTGGCATTGTTACTGCTGTTACCACTTCCATTGCTAAAAGCAACTATCAGAAACAGCACGAATGATACTATTGCAAAGTAAGAACCTAAATGTCTTTGTGACTTGTCGCCTTTACTTTTAATTAAATCTACAATAGCCAATATAAAGCCTATTGGGATTGTGAATATAAATAGTGCTGTTACCGCCGCCGCTATGCTTAGCTTACTGTCTTTTTTCTTCGCTTTCTTTTCTGCCATATTGCATTACCCCTTTTCTTTTTATATATAGCAAAAGGATAACACAATACGTTTATCTTATCAATATGGAAAAGCCGCTTGCCCTGTCATATTAGTGTAGTTATTAGCTTTATCTTGTACCATTGTAAATAGCTTATCCGCGTCACCTTGTAATGTTATATTTACATTGTTGTTAGCTTCTGACATAGCTGCTACAACTGCATTGTAAACCGCTGGATAAACTGCATTAGCAATACCTTGTGTAATTTCCTGTTGGTTAGCTACCGCCGTTCTTCCATCCATAGTACCAACCATTTCAGGACCTACTTCATTTGCAACGAACAATTGTCCTTTGTTTGGGAATCCGCCGTTTGCATACCAATCAATACTGACTTTTGGCACTTTAGGCGGTGCAAGACTAAATTCTCCGTCAATTTTAAAGTGTGGTGTATCAATGTGTGGAAATTCAAGTCCTAAATCATTCCACCACTGCTTAAAGCTGTTCCAAGCGTTCTGTATTTTGGTTTTAAAATCTTCGATAGCCACAGAAATGCGCTGAAGTGATGGCTTGCTATCCCACCAATCCACAACATCATCCCACTTCCCTTGAATACCTTTTTTAATTCCATCAGCCAAGTTTTCCCATTTCTCCTTAGTAAACCACGGTCTCACATCATTGCTCCACCAAGAAACAATTGCAAGGCTGTTCCACCAATCAACGATTGAATCCCATTTTTCTTGTATTCCTAATTTCATTCCGTCAACAGCGTCAACCCATGTTCCTTTTTCGAACCATGGCGCAACATTATTATTCCACCAACCTACAATAGCTGTATTGCCCCACCAGTTTGAAAAGCTATTCCATTTTTCGCTTAAAGATGTTTTTATGTTGTCTCCAAGTTCTCCCCATTTCTCCTTAGTAAACCACGGTGCAACACTTGTAGTCCACCAATTTGCTATATCATCTTTATGCCCGAATGTGATAGTTTCTATCACTCCGTCAATAAAGCTAGGTAAATCTTCAAATGGTGCTTTTATAAGATATGCTAATTGGTCAAACATTGACATATCTATTTTCTCGCCTGTTAATTTTTCATTGAGCCAATTGCCTAAATTAAATCCAGCAATAGCGGCTACTATTCCACCTACTATTCCAGCACCTATAGTTAAGCCTATTTCTGTTGCTGTTCCTGCTCCTATAATAGTGCCTATATCTGTTGTAAGTAATCCACCTATTCCTGATATTATACTGCCTGTTCCGAATGATTTTAAAGCACCTTTAATACTTGTTCCTATTACTGTAACAAGTTTCTTTTTTAAAACACTTCCTAAGCCTGTAAATTTCAATGCCGCTATAGCCGTTATTAAGGTTGTTTCAATTGGCGCTGCCGTAAATGAACCACTCCATAATTCGATAGCTGCCTTAATGGCTTGCCATAACACATTGCCAAGGCTTGAAAATATTTCAAGCCAATTAAGTCCAGCTAAATACTCTCCTATATTATGTCCGATTTTAAACCAAGGAACATCATCTATAGCCTTTGCAAACCAATTAAAAATTCCTGCCACAAGGTTAGATGTATCTTGCCCTGCTGCATAAAAATCCCCGATTGCAAAGTCTTTAAATATCTTCCTAACAGGTTCAAGTGCTTTCTCTATCTTATCAGCCCAAGCAACAGCCGAATTTTCCATATTGGCAAATGCTTTATTCCAAGCCGCTTCATATTCTGCCGCCGCCTTAGTAATATCATCCGTTAAGTCAATACTGCTACTGCCGCCACCGCTTGAACCCTTGCTTGAGCTTGTATCATCTTGTAATTTATTGATTTCATCAAATCCCATAAGGGATAATGTAGCTTTCTTTGCTGAATCCGCTACATTTTGGTATCCGTCTGAAATATCTTCCAGTCCGTCAGAAGTATCTTTGTAACCGCTTTGTCCGAAGCTCTCAAAGTCAATCTTAACACCCATAAGGCTTGCAAGGTTCACTAGAAGTCGCTTAATTGCAATGGTAACGCCATTTACAACTGGCATAACCTTTGAAAGAATTGGGATAAACAACTGCCCTGCCACCATTCCGACTTCTTTCATATTGTTGCTGAACTGGCGTAACATATTTGAGGGGCTGTTAATCGTGTTAGCTAAATCGCCCCACGATACTTTTGATTGGTCTAGTATAGCCAATACTCTTAATTGCTGTTTTTCCATCTGTGTCATTTCTGATACAGACTTAGAAATTCCTAAATTATAAGCGTATGTTGCCAATGTAGCATTAGTAATATCAATACCATACTTATACAACGCTCTTGATTGACCGATTAAGCCGCTTTGTAAGTTCTGTGCTACTGTTGAATAGTCCACATTAAAAAGCGAGCTTATATCGCCTGCAAGCATTGTCATTGACTTTGTTATAGCCGTTGTTGCTTCACCAGTCTGCCCTAACGAATTAGTAACAGAAGCCAGCTGTGAAGCATACTGTGTTATCTCTTGTATATTAAGTCCTAAGTTTTTCGCTCCACTTTCTTCAAGTAAGCCACCTTGAACATTAACCTTAAGTCCGGACAGCTTTCCGAGAGTATCATTTACCCTATTTTGAAAACTTTCTGCGTATGCTGTTGCGTTATCATATCCGTACTTCTCGTAATCCTTATCCCATTCTGAACCAATCTTGCCAAATGCTACCGCTTGATAGTTAAACGCTTCAATGTAATCTGTTGTTGATTTTATAGCTTCTATAAGTTTCTTACTGCCACGAATTACCATAAAATAAGTTGCATAGAACTTACCTATTGCACTTGCTAAGCTCCAACTACTTCTAGTTGCTGTTCTAGCACTTGTAGAAACGCCATACAGTGACTTTTGAAGTGAGTTTGAAGAAGTACCCACCTTGCTACCTTGACTAGCAAGATTAGCCAATGCATTAGTCATAGCAATAACATTACTACTTACATTGGGCGCTCTTGATAATGTGGCCATTAAGCCATTCAGTGCATTACCCAGTTTAGGGATATTCACTGTGGCATTTTCAATACTCTTACTGCCTAGCTTACCTAATGATTTTGCAAATTCTGTAACCTGTGTTGCGTTCTGTGGTATGGCTGATACGCTTGCAACCGCTTTCGTAACAGCTTCAAGTGATGTAGCTGTATTAACAAGTGCGGCTGAATCAACAGAACCTATTTTTGTGATATTCTTAGCAAGCCTTGTGAAATCTGCTGTTCCTGCGTTCATATTCTGCATAGCAGAACCTAACTGACTAACACCGTTTGCCAGGTTGCTTAATGATGAGCCATTCACAGTCGCAAGTGATGTAGATAGCCTTGTAAGCTGGTTTATCAGTTTATCAACAGAATTGATAGCTTTAGTGGCAGTGCCGGTAATTTTGACTTCTAATGAATCTAATTCCACGCCTTAGCCCCCTTTTATAGGATTGTTGGCGGTAGTCCTTTCTTTTCAGTCTGTGCCGCCCATTTTTGCTCATTGAGTAACATCAGCTGTAACTCCTTATCATATGTATCTTCTTCACTTTCTTCTGTTTTTTCTGATAAAATAGCTTGTTTAGGATATTCAATGTGTACATCTTTATTAAATGCTGCACCTATTCCGCAAGAAATAGCTGGAATTGCATAAACTAAAAACCAGTTATACATTTCTGCGTCTCGATTTTGTCTATCAATTTTTTTGCCTTTTGCATATAGTAATAATTTTGTAGGTGTCATTTTTAAAAAGTCCGAATAACTAACGCCTAGTGAACTGGCTAAAACAAAGTATTCTTCCCAGATTATTTTGTGGAAGTCTGTTTCTTTAAGTGGTCTTGTGGTACTACTGTCGGTTTCTTCTGTTCCTGTGTCGCTTCTTCCACATTGTTCGCCATTTCCTCTAACATCGCTGTTATTCCGCTCAGTTCGAAAAAACCATCATCTTCCATCGCTTTCTTGATTTCCTCGAATAATGTTCTGTATCCGTAACTCTTATCTGTCTTTCTCTTTTCTGTAATATATGCTCTAGTGAGTCCCTTTGCTTCATCCATTGTTACAGGGTTATTATCAATACAACCTGCATAAATGGCTAATATGCAAATCTCTGGCACATCTGCTGTCATATTTGCTAAGCCGTCAAAAGAAGCCTGTGCGACGCTTTTATCTGTCTGTGCAAGTAAGTAAGAACCATTGACAACAGAAAACATTTTCTGCACTATCTCTTTGCACTCTGCCGCACCAAAAGAGAACTCAACTTTGTATTCTTTTCCGTTTACATTAATATTCATCATATTTTCCCTTTCCCCCTATGCTTTAACATAGGAAAGGAGCAGTCCGTAGACCGCCCTTTCAATCAATTGTCATTCTGTTACATCATCAAGATATGATGTATAGTCGGCTGTTTTGGCGTTTGTGTCACCAATCGACACAGCCTTTGATTTAGTCGATTGGCTTATTATTCCCCCACCTTTGTTACTGTGAACGTGCCACCAGCACCCTCGACAACTTGAAGCTTGTCTGTGCATTCGATAGGTGAAGTGTTAGGAACTGCTGTTACTGTCATTTCAAGTACCGAATCAGTACCAGAAACATCATTAGGTGTTGCTGTTACCTGCCCCACAAATGCGTACTTAGCAACCGCACCTAATCCGTCAGAACCATATAACTGAATAATATCTAACTGCTTACCCTCTGCTTTAATTAAGTCCTGCAAATAAGCCTTTTCAAGGTTTCCTGTGTAAGTCTTAGCGTCAGATGTTTTGATACCCATTAAGAATGTCTGTGAATCATCTTCAAATGTTGTACTTTCAACTGTGTTAGGTGCTGATACTGGTGCTGAAATCGACTTAGCCGCAACCATTAACTTGTATGAGCCTGCAAAACCATCTTCGCTATGCTCCTTGTAGATAACCCTAGCTTTATAACTTGTACTTGCCATTGCTTTGTCTACCTCCTAAAAATTTGCAAAAAAATAAGAGCATTTTTGCTCTTTGTTACATCAATCTGTCATTTGCCGCTATCATTCGTCTGAATCTAGCGGTACTCTTATGTACTTTGTTGCTAATTGAGAACTCTGGCATTGCATTGCCTTGAAATCTCATTGTCTTAAATGTATCTGTAATTATCGCCATAACCTTGCGACAGTCAGACTTGCTTGTGTTAGCACTAACATCTACTTGGAATGTTGCTAACAAAGCATTGATTGTCTGTCCGTCAAGTGTCTGTCCTTGCTCTACCGCTGGCAACAGGTGTATGTATACTGTTGGGAATACTGCTTGACCGCTGTTTTCCCCCTCGTTTGTTATAACTATCTTGGGGTACGCTTTCTTTAATTGCGTTAGGGTTTTAGCCTTGACAAGTGCTGTAACTGTGTTTTCAAGGTCTATCGCCCAATCGTTTGCATTTGCCATTAACTAAACACCTCTCTTGCTATCTGCTTATACTGATTAATAATCTCCATTGTGGCATTGTACATAGGCATTGTAGCTTTAACGCCGTGTGTGTAGTGCCATTGATTATCCTTTCCAAGGTAATACCACCCATCTTCAAATGCGTGTATCTGCCCCGGATATGTACCTACGCCCAAGTTAAAATCATTAGCCTTAGGGTTCTCATTGCCGCCGTTGTAATAAATACCAGCACCAAATTCAATCGCTAATAGCGTGTAAAATGGCTCTCTATCTTCTACCTCAATAGTTTTGCCAGTAGCAATCAAAATAGCTTGGTATCCGTCTTGAATAGGCTTTCTGTCAACTCTCAATGTTACTGTTCTACCTAATGGACTTTCATTAACGCTCATAATTGCCGCTTTGTCGCCTAATTCTGCTAGTCGTTCAACAAGCAATTCACATTTATATTGCAAACTCTGCTTATACTGTTGTAGCTGTCTGATAGCTTCATTTACAGACTTTTCAGACAAGGATATATTAATTGTATGTCTTGTCATAATGCACCACCTTAAAGCAGCTTTAAATCTGCAAAAACTTTAAATATTTTAGGTGATTGAATTGCAAACCAATCAATAGTTGTTTCATCGTGTCCAAATTGTTCTATATGTTGCCAATTACACTGTAATCCGCTTTCAGATAGAAAGGCGTGTATTATTTCGTGCCTTAACTGTTTCTTTTGCAGTTCCTCAAAATCGCCCACTTCATTATAGTTATCAGAACGGATTACTATAAACTTTGATGTATTGTCGCAAAAGCCGTCAATATTTTCATCGTTAAGTGTTCTTAGTTCAATAGCATATTCCGTTCCCAAGACATTAATTGTTGCGTTTTGCATAAATCACCTACTTCACTGTCGCTTTAAGCATATATTTTGTTGATTTTAAGGCTGGTTTGACACCTACAATAGTGAAGTCTGCCGATGTTTCATCAACAAGGCTGTCAGATGTGTATGTAGGCTTGCTATCAAGCCATATAAGGTCTCCTTTTTTCAAAGGGTACATTCCTTTGTCTGTCAGTAAAACAGCATCAAAATCGGCTGTATCAAAGCCGTATTCTTTGCTCTGTGCTTCTCCACCGCTGAACGATATGTTAGCTTTAAAATCAACTGGCTCTGAAAAACCTGTTTTTTCTTCAAGGACTTTAGGTATCTTATTTCCCTCATCATCAAGATAAGGAATGAAGTTGCCCTCTGTGTCGGTGTATCCCTCATAAAGAATATTGCCGTTATCATCTCTTTCGTAGATAGTAACAGTTTGCCCTTGAAGCGAATACTTCATAGCCTGCTTATTAATATCAAGCATTGTTCTTTACCTGCTTATAAATCTGATTTACGCCAGTACTTGACAATCCAGACACAATTCCTACTGCGATTGCATTAAGAATGTCATTTGCCGGAAAGTCCGGTATTACATACATACCTATAACACCTAAGATAGCACCTGCAACACCCACGATTATAGGAATAAAATTATCCTTAATGTGTGGAATTGCCTTAGCTCCTAAGCCTATCAGATATGTTATTACAACAATTGCTACAACTGTTGTTACCGATGTTATATCCATTCTGCTATACCTCCTTATCTTCATTAAGTCGTGCTTCCAATCCGTCTATTCGGTGGTGTGCCGACTTTACACTTTCCTCAACCTTAATAATCCTGTTATCGTGAGAATTAAGTTCTTTTCTCATTTCTGTAACTTCATTCTTTATCTCTGTTGTATTGCTTGATATTGTGTCAAGTTTCATATTTATGCGTGTATTTTCCTTTACACGCTCTGTAAGTTCTGCATTGTCAGACTTTTTGTTGTTCTTAAGATTAAATCCCAACGTAAACAGTCCGAAAAAGACGGAAAAAGCAACTGAAATAATGCTTATAATTACTGCTATTGGCATTGATATACCGCCTTTCATAATTAATAATGGCACACCGCCCACCACCCTTAATGTGTGCCGCCTGCTACCGTATTGGTAACGCACAATCTTCTATAAAACCTTAGTAAAAGGAAATACCCCGACAAATAAGCTGTCTCTATCTCTCCAAGTTCTGTTGACACCATTCTCATTGTAACTTGCCATAAATGCTTCACCTGCTTGTGAATGGTCGTAGACAGCCAGATTAACAATAACGCTCTCAAATTTCTTCAAGTCCTCGGTTATCATTTCGTCTGTGTAGCTGTCAGGATAATTTCTTCTTGCCTTTACATCTTCTGTAGCCTGTTTAATAAGCTGTTCGATTATTGGATTATTTTCTTTGTTATCGAACACTACCACATCAGATGTTGTTTCATCATCATTTGTGACTGTATCAATATGAAATTGTTTAAGTCTAATTTTGACTTGCTCTAATGTGGTGTATTCCATAATTTCAGCTCCTATAATCCTAATTTCTCAATTAACAGTTCTTTAAGTTCTGCTCCTGTAAGCTCCATTGCGTTCTCAATGCCTTGTTCTAAGGCAAATGTCTGTAAGTCTGCTGTTGGCATACGCTTAATGGTTGTTTTGCTATAACCTAAAAAAACCCCCTCTTCGGGAACCTCTTCGCCTGCGTTATACCATTTACCATTATGAATCACTATATATGGATATATCATAAGTTGCACCTCCTACTCTTCGCTATGAACCTCATATACGAATGTGCTATCCATATTCTCGTATGATGGAAGTACAACTTCTGAAGCAAATGTTGACATCTTCATAGGTGGTCCATACTCTGTCTTTGTAGCAACCGTAATACCTATACCATATGTTGTTACATCTACATCAGCCACCTGTCTTGCTGTTCTTTCTTCTGGTGTAGTACCGAACCAAGTATTACCAAGATTGCCCTCTGGAAGAAGTGTAACCTTGTTATCTGGGTAGAAGTACTGTTCCTTGCCATCGTCATCAATGTACATCTTATCGTAAAGCACGATGGTGAGCTTTGTTCTTTTCTGCACTACTGAAATAACAGTATCATCGTCAACCTCAATAGTTGCTGTAAGGTTCTGTGCAAGGATTGAGTTTCTTATCTGTGCATTGTCAAGCAGATACTGGAAAGTATTGCTGTTCATCAGCACATATCTAGCAATCTTGCCCTGCTTCTGTAACTTCTTTCTCGCATTATTAAGGTCTGTGAGTGGCTTTGAATTAGCCGTGTCACTCCACATACTTGTTCCGGTTAACTTTGCGTAATGGTCTTTTGCGTATGAGCCGTCTTTGTCATAATCATAGGCATACTGAACGCCATCACTCACGATAGCAATTACCGGATGACCTGCATTTGTTGCAAGAAGTGACATTCTCATACGCTCTGGTACAACTTCTGCACCACTTACAAGATTATTTGTGTCGTCATACACACTTGACAAAGCACTTGCAAGGTATGGGTCGTCCGCAGACTGAATACGCTCGATTTCAAGCATTTCTTCTTCGCCGACTGTCATTCCCTCACGGAAAAATGCCATCTGTGTTTTTTCTTTGCTTAATCCCTCTCTGGCTCTAAGTGTTGGGATTGTGTCAAAATTAGATGGTGCAAGCGAAACCGGTAAACCCTTGTGTGTCTTAATCCAACCTAAATCAAGTCCCTGCTTCTTTCTTTCTGGAAACCACTGTAAGCCAAGATAAGGTATCTGGTTGCTAGCGTTTTCTGTTGCCGATAATGCAATAGACTTACTGTCTAATACTTCATTAATTAACATCTGTTTACCTCCTGTTATTATTCAAATACAATCATTGGAAGAGCGGTCTTAACCGCTGCGTCATATGTAACGCCAGAATGTGCTTCTGCTACCTTTGTGTTGAGATATGCTTTTTTAAGCACTACTCCCTGCGGTCTGTCTTCTGTTACATCGAATCTTAAGATTCCGATTGTTGTTGCTGTATTATCAGCCACACCAGACTTGTTTACTGGTGTACCAGCCTTTACAATCTTCTTTCCATTCGCATCCTTTTCTGTTACCGCTGAAAAATCAAGTGTTAATGGGATTGCTTCATTAGGTTCTCTCTTTAAAATCTGAACATCTCCTGCATATGAAGTTTTTTCATACTGCATATTCATTTCCTTTGCCATTTTTTACCTCCTGTTATTACTGAATGTAATGTGATAAAACGTCATTGTTCTTAGGTGCGTTGGATATAAGGCTTTCTGCTATCTTTTCAGCGTTTGTCTTATTGTCTGCACCGCCTTTATTGCTGCCACCACCCGGAATATCCTGATGTTTTGCAATCTCCTGTTCCTTAGCCTGTGCCGCAGCCGTTTCTTTTTCGGACATAATCTTGCCAAGTTCGGTGTAATCAAGGCTTCCATCGTCTTTAACAACTGTCTTTGCCTGTTCAGCAGTAATCTTAAAATTAGTCATAGCTGCTTCCCTCTGGTCTCTGATAGCGTTAGATTTCTGTAAATCTGCTATCTGCTGATTAGCTGTATCTAATGCCTTGTTTGCTTTTTCAAGCTCTGTCAGATTGCCAGCCTGTATTTCATCAAGCTGCTTCTGTAAGTCATCTGCTGTGTCAGCCTTAGCCTTGTACTGCTTTGCCTTGTTTTTCTCGGTAGCAACTTCTGAATTGTTCTGATTAAGAAGATTTGTAATCTGTTCATCTGTTGCTTCTGGAAAAAGTTTTAATACATCTTCTCTTGTCATAATTACCTCCGTTAAACACACGCTTTTGTTACCGCAGGTCGCTCCTGCTGTGTTCTTCTGCTATTTACCGCATAGCTGCAAAATGTATAAAATAAAAGCAGCTACCGATTATTCGATAACTGCCTTATTTTGCTGATTATTAAGTTGATTATTTTCTGACTGTTTTTTTGCCTCTTCGTTTACCATATCTATTGTTTTATATAGAACATCAAAATATGGTTGTGATTGTAAAGATACTTTTTCCGCATCCCCCCATAATCCACACGTTGCAACTGCTATTCTTGGATTTATTCCTGCTTGTAGCATTTGTGCAAGTGCTTGTGTCTTTGTATAGAGATTATCTAATGGACTATGATTAATTTGTACATCAAAATCTCTTGGCGATAGCTTTAAATCATTTCCTGCTAATCGCAATACATTCAAAGTTACTATTGCAAGCCTTTTTTCTGCGGATTTTACAATAGGGTCTTTTTGCTTTGCTCTAGTTTTTGAAAAATCCCATCCAGCTCTCAAAGATACCGCTCCCTGTGTATCACCGCCAGAGTTTTGTGATTCTCTATTCGGTATTGCCAGGATAGCTTGAAGATTATCAAGCAAATCATCTTTAGCAACTTGGCATTGTGTCTGATTAAGCTCCTGTGTCATAATCTCAACATCTGACTTGTTGTCTTTATTGATAGATTTAACTGTAAGGGCGTGGTTCATTTTCATTTTTTCAAATGTTTCTGGGTCAACTTCGCAATTAACAAACTTAACCCAATACTCAACAAACTGCTGTATGCTATCCATTCTGTTAGACTGCATATTATTAATAGCATCCAACATACCTATAACAAGCTCAATATCAGATATTCTTTCGTGATTATTAGGGAACTCAACAATAGGAATTTCGCCATATGTATGTAGTTTTGCTTCAACTACTTTGCTGTCAACAATTCTAAAAGACATAGTGTCGGAAAATGCCATTTTGTACCAATTTCCATCCTCGTCTTTAAGCTCCTGCACGACAAGCATAGGCTCTTCTGTGCTTTCATTGTAAACAACATAAGTGTTCATTGGTGTAGGTGCTACAATTCTGAATGGTACATCTCCATTTTTAGGCTGAACCGCTTTGAATGATGTTCCTGTTGCCGACTGCCACTCTCCAGCTTTAATATCTTTTTCTTGTTTATTGGCATCCGCCATAAAATCATTGAGTATGTCAACTGCCTTATTGATAGCTTCATCATCTTTGCGACTAATAAATTGAATTGGCTCGCCATATGTCTGTCCCACCTTAAATTGAACAATTTCATATGCGTGATTCTCAACAATCTTGTTTGTAATATCTTCATTGGTTAGCTTATGCCTGTACAATATTGGTTGGTCGCCCTTGTAGTAATGCCACAGATACTTGATAACCGGCTTATTCCAATTAAATATACCTATAGTACTTCCAATAACCTTAACAACATTGTTAGCAGTTATTGTATCTACATTCGTATATGCATTTTTTCTACCATAACAACCTCTAACAAGGTCTTGAAAATACATTGTGTTCATATCTTGCTCCTAATAAAATGTCATGCCACTAGAACTTCTGCTCTGCGGAATTTCTTTAATTTGAAAATTATCATCATCGTTTGGAACGTACCAAATCCATTTACCGCAATGTTTGCAAGCTAGTTTGTGCGTGCGTGGGTCTTTCTTATCTGCCTTAGTTAAAAACTTATGGCAGTTCGGACACATGATTGATTTATCTTTATTCATATAAAAATTCATATTTTTACCTCGTTGCATAACAAAAAGCACCATCACAATTAAGTAACGGTGCTTTCGATAAGGAATGTTTTGTTTATGAAAAACATCTTTGTAACTTCTTACAGATACAGTATATCATTAGTGCAATATGACATTCTATGACATCTTTTATAAATATTCATTTCCATATTTATCTTCAAAGGCTTGCAGGGCTTTAGCATGTATTCTGTGTACTTGCCGCCAGCACCAGTCTGTTTCATTTGCAATTTTTTCAAATGTAAACTTTCTGACATATCTTAAAAACAATACTGTGTAATAATCTTCGTTGTTTATCTGCTCTATCTGCTCTATTATTTCGTTCTTTACATCAATGTATTTATCTATAAGCTTATCAAGGTTTTCTTCCATTTGTTCAAGTCTGACATATCCGCAACCTGTTTTGTCTGGATCTGATGATGACATAACTCTTTCTTCATTAACAACCGCTGATATGCTGTATGATAATTCTTTATACTGTGTTATTTCTATCAATTTATTATCAATTATCTTGTTGTAATAACTTATCTGATTAAGATAGTCCTTAGTTGTCATAATAGATTAATACCTCCTAAATGGGTTTATAGCAGCTTCAACCTTTGCTACTCTATTACCCTGTGTCATCCTCAATGCAAAGTTTGAAAATACATCTGGAACGTCATCTAACTGTTTCTTCCCTGATACTGAATACTGTTTTAAAAGTGACATCATTACTCCGTATGGTTCATTAGGTTTGTAAAGCGATGAGTCTTTAAAAATAATGTGTTGCAAAATCCAGTTAGAACATTGAAAAATTCTTGCCTCTTTGTTTGTTTCTGTTGGTGTATCAGTGATGTTACATATCCAGCCTACGCTCTCAACGCGCTTATTAACTTCCATTGCGACCCTATCTCCACCGGCATTACGCTCAAATTCGCACTCTTGCACTTTGTTATTTACAAGTACACCTGCGGCATTTCTGTATTGTTCTTCATAATCTGCTGTGTTGTCACATACGCAATCAACGCAGTAATAATCTTCTCCGTATTTTTGCAATACAGGCAGTACAAAATAATCTGTACCTTTTCCTTTTGTATCGCATTGAGCTGTGATAATTTCTGGCTCTCCGTGTGGCAAATTGAGGTATCTTCGGATTTTATCGTCCGGGAATAATAAGCCCTCACGTTCTATAGGGTCTTGTTTATACAGGCAGCGATATGAGATTTCATCCATAAGTAGCTGAATATCTTCAAAATCCTTTACTGTATAGCCACCAAATTCAAAGTCAAAATTACTTTCTCCTGTTACTGGGTCTACATCAGGCACGGATATTACTTTAACTCGTTTGTTTCCCTCATAAGCTTGTATAATACGTCCTATTACGTCTCTAACGCTCCACCTTGTAGCAATATGTATTTCTTTACATGGGTTTCCATCCTCGTCCGGTATCTTTCTTTGTCGTGCATCTACTGCATATTTATCCCACAATTTATCAAGATAGGTTGGGTTTAGTGCTTCTTCAATGCCGCCTATCATATCATCAACTAGCAGAAATTTATTAGCTCTGACTTTACCAGCATTTTTACTGCCGACGGATGTACATTGTACAGATTGAAACGGCTTATATTTTCCTACGTTAAACTGTTCAAGTTTTGCATTTGTACTTGTTACTTCAAGTCCAGGGAACACTTCTCCCCATGTATACTCGTCAGCGTTTGTGACAATATCGTATACTCCATCATAATACATTCGTGTAATGTCTCCGCTGTGTGAATAAAAAAGGTTATATCCGTTTGAGTACCAACCTATAACCGCAGAATGGAAAAACTTTTCGATTGTGGTTTTTCCTGTTCCAGGTGGGAGAGAAATACATAAAATATCATATTTATCATCAATCATGCCTTGTAATGCTTCTATTAAGCCTATTTTGATAAACTGTTTTCTTCTCGGCATATAGAATCTTTCTTTAGGTTCACGTTTCTTTTCTATGTATCTAAAAAAACTGTCAACAACCTTGTTTTGTGCTTCAATCAGTAAAATATCGTAAAACCAATTAATCAGCTCATATTCCGTTTTATTTGCAAACGCATACTTCTCTAAATCCCATATCGTTCCACCTGTCTTGTCCTTGCAGAAACGCTCTATAAGCTCTTTTGCCCTTTCTGTAAGTTGTAGTCCATACTCAATATCTTTCTCGCCGTTTATGGCTACACTGCAAGCGTCTACATAGGCATTAATTACCTGTTCATCAATTCCATTTTTCTTTATGTAATTTTCATATCCATTAACTGTAGAAATAAGGCTCTGACTAGCCATAAAGAAAAGCACCTCCGCAAAAGCAGAAGTGCCTTGACCTCTGCCTATAATTTTTCTAGGTTAGCGACTAACTCCATTTGTTAGCCGGTAATTGTTTTTATTCGTTTGCTTTGAAATTGTAAATCGGTTTTATAATGTCAACTATTTCAACAGTATCTTTTATATTTCCAATTATTTCATCCATTGTTTTATATGCCATAGGGCTTTCATCAATCGTAGATTTATTTACAGATGTTGTAAATATTCCATCCATTGCTTTTTGATACTCTTCTAGCAAAATGCTTTCTTTTGCCTTTGATCTGCTCATTGTTCGCCCTGCTCCATGCGGTGCTGAATAATTCCAATCTTCATTTCCCTTGCCAATTCCCAAAATACAACCGTCACGCATGTTTATTGGTATTAGTACCTTTTCGCCTGTTTTTGCAGAAATAGCACCTTTACGAACAATATTTGTATCGTGTTCAATGTAGTTGTGAATTGTTTGAAATTGTTCCGTTTCTTTTGTAACTCTCCAATCCATACGGTAACAAATAATTCTCTGAATGGTTCTTCTGTTGATTTCCGCAAACTCTTGGCATAATTTCATATCGTGCAAATACATTTCTCTATGTTTTCCAACAAGATATGATAACTCTCTAGGGATTTTAGTTGTATTTGCTTCGTAGGACTGCTTTAATTCTTTGATAGCCTTGCTGATCTCTCTTTCTCTTTTACATTTTTTGTATTCAGCAATCAATTTCTCACTATCTTGTTTAAAGTTTGATTTTCCCGAAATATCGTCAATCGCCATTTGCTGATATATTTCTGCAACTTGTTTTCCGACATTTCTACTTCCTGAATGAATAACAAGATATTTATTATTCTTGCTATCGTTATCGACTTCGATAAAATGATTGCCGCCGCCCAACGTGCCGCAACTTCTTTTCAGCCAATCTATATTTTTCAACCGTTCCTTGCAATGCAATTTTTCAATAATATCACTTGCGACAGATGAGTTTTCTTCTTCATGAACTTTTCTACCACTTGGAACATATTCTCTAATGATGCTATCTAATTTCTCAAAATCAATATCAATATTCCCCAAGTTTGTAGTAAGCATCCCACATCCTATGTCAACTCCAACAATATTCGGTATTACTTTTTCTCCTAAATCGGCAGTAAACCCGATAACACACCCTGCTCCTGCATGAACATCTGGCATGATTCTTATCTTGCAATCCGAAAATGCTGGCTGTTTTACAAGCGTATATATCTGATTTAACGCTTCCTGTTCTATATTTTCTGTAAATATTTTCAAATCAGCCATGATACGTCCCCCTTTCCGCTGATAATCAGCAATCCTCGTTTTAGCTGTAATATACTGTTTTGTGGCACAACGGACATTCACACTTGTAGTTGTCACCTTCTATTTGATTTCCGCAATATTGATATTCAGTCTTTTCCGCTTCAAAAATGGTTTTACACTTCTTGCACTCAAACTGTAAAGGCTTTCTTTCGTATCTCAAATCGCCATTTCTAATTATTTTCATTTCCAATACACCTTGAACCCTTTCTTTTTATACTCCTCTATGGCTCTTTTAAGGCTCATATCGTCCTCATACTTTTCATTCAGCATAATCACCACATTACCTTTTTCAATGCCGTATATGTTGCAATTTGCAAGTTTCTTAGCCGTTCCAAGGATAGCTTTTGCCTGCTTGCGGCTCATTTCATAGGTTTGGGTTCCCATATTAACAAACATTTCTCATACCTCACTAATCATTCCTAGCAGCCCTGCACACACGAGTATTGCATCTCCTCGAATATCTAATACGCATTACAGAATCATGTACAAGGTCTTGCATATACCCTCTTTCTAAAATAGTTTTCGATATTCCTCTTGCTTGCTTGATGCTATTGGGTAATGGCATGTTTAAATCTTTTCTAAAGTGCTTAAAGTACGAAAAGAACCATTGTCTTTGTGCATATCTTATATTGTGCCTTATTCTGCTATCTAAGCGCAGACAATGTAATGTTTCTCTAATTCTTCTCATTCCTCATAAACCTCTCAAAATCTTTCCTGCACTTATTGCATAAATCAATGTTCTTTGTCAGTATGCCATTTAATGTCAATGTAGGCACTACAAGTATTCCGCGTTTTATTTCCATTCCGCACCTGTCGCAAGTGCGCCATTCTTTTTGATGCTTCATTCTTCCACCAACTTTCTGCCGCAGATAGGGCAATATCGGATATTGAAATATCCGGATGCTACTCCACGTTCATAAATCACGATTCCAACGTCATCATCAGCAGTATTTTTGAGAAGTTGTGCTTCTGTCAGTTTGCTATTTCGATTGCCACACGGATAAATAGGCATTTCAGAACCGCATATTGTGTCTTTGTTTTGCCATTCTTTACAAAATTCGCACATTTTCAAACCCTCGTAAAAATATCCAAATCATAGTTATCTCTGATATAGTCAACAACTTCCTGTAATTTGCCCTTTACAAATTCATCATTGGCAATATCTGGGTGTGTGTAAAACATGCAACTGTCTTTCTTTCCGTCTGCTTTATATTTACGATAGTTAAATGTCATCATAAACAATGGTATTCTTGTTAAATTCTTTGTCTTGCATCTTATCCAGCGATTAACAATTCTCTTAATCATCATTCTTCCCCCATAAATTATCTGGTAATTCCTCGCCGCCATAAATCTTGTTAGCGTATTTCTTAAATGTCGGTACGCTACAACCTGCTACTTTTGCTGCCTTTACCTGTGAAGCCTGCCCCGATATGTACAAATTAATTGCTTCATAGAATTTATCTTTGTTTAGTGGGTGTACTCCCATAGCCATAATAATCACTCCTTGCTTTCGCACCAACTGCTCTTACAAGCGTGGTTCATAATGTTGATTAAAACCTTTTCAGAAGAAAAATGAACTAAGCTGTAATCGCATTTTGCCGAAAACTTTGTATTGAAATATTCATCAACTAACATCTTGTAGTCTGTATTATCGTCCATATCACTTATAGCTGCGTAATAGGTATCTGTATATCCGTCACGCTCTATGTCGGTTTCTTTTGTTAAATTATCTACTACTCTTGATAAAACTTTATCTGTTAATGGGTAGTGATATTCTCCAGTACATTCTCCGTGTTTATCTAAAAAGTATTTAAAGAATGCTTCTACATTTTCTTTGAGCGTTTTATCATTAGTCCAATCATAAGCTATCTTGCCAGCTCTACTTATCATTCTTTCTTCGGCAACTTCCCAATCACTTTGAGAGTATTCGCTTATCGGCTTAAACTCTTTCACTTTTTTATCTTTGGGTAAAAAAGAATTACATTGTTCTCTGTTAAGAGAATTACACTCTGTACTATTTGATTTGTAATCTTTGTTTAAGTAATCTATGTTAGTACTCTTTGGTATTGCTTCGTCACTAGCTTGTGTTTGATTTTTCATTGGCTCATTATTGATTACGCACTCGTGCGTAATGGTTTTTTCATTTTCTGGAATTTCAATTTTATAATCGCTTAATGGATAGCCATTCTTTTTAAGGTCTTTTGCAATATTTACAAGATTTACCCTATATTGTAATGTTCTATCCCACTTATATTTAGGGTTATTTCGTTTTGAGATATAACCCATATTCACCAAATCGCTGATATATCTTCTTATCTGGCTTGCAGATAAACCTAACATAACCTCATCAGCTAATTCCTCGGCGGTTTTATATATCCAACCATAGAAAAGCTCTCTTTCCTCTTCTCCATTGCTCTTTGCAATCTCATTTTCTTTCTTGATAAACTTATCGGCATCTGAAACTCTTTCAGACCAATAGATAAACTGATTAAGAATGATTGCTTTTCTATAATCGTTTGTTATTGATAATAAATCTTCTCTAATTACTGCTTTTTTAATTTTTATGTCTGTCATAAATTACCTCCTACGATAGATAACCCTACGATTTATATAAAAACAGTTGCCAGGAGTTCGTAGGTTACTCTTTTCGTGTTGCAATCACTAGGCAACTGATTTTACCAATATTATTCCGGCTTATTCATCTCAAAGAAATGCTTCTTGCATCTTGAATCATCGCTATCAAAGCTACAATCTGGTTTAAATCGTTTTTGGCATTCATCACAAGACCAAGATGTTACACCTTCAAGCTCTGAAACAGCACCGCAAAGCTCGTACAATTCATCATCTGTGCAATTCAGCACATAATCCGCAAGTTCCATTCTTATTTTTCCGATTGAACGATGCTTAATCAACTTTGCCATTTTATTTACCTCCACGAATGATAATTTCCACGATTTTAGATATAACAACAAACAGGCAGTCGTGGTCTGCTTTTCGGTAGCTAACCTAGTTTGCTGTTAATCTGACATATGGACTTGCACCATACTCACCACCCAGTTAAGGAATCGAACCTCACACCTCGAAGAACCGCATCTCCAAGGGTACACCGACTGTAATAGGAATTGAACCTATCTCACACTATGTTGTCAGAACCAAAACCCTATTCTAACTAGTATTAGTCTGCTACCAGCTTACGCACGCAGACTTGAAAAAGGATTTTAGCGCAGATAGCAGGAATCGGACCTGCATAACGATTTTACTCGTTAGAGAGATTAGCAATCTCTTGTGATACCATTACACCATATCTGCAAATACCGCCTATAACGGCTATCAAGAAACAAGAACAGAAACAATAAAATATTAGGGGTGTTTTGATAAGGAGTGCTTCTTGATAAGCTGATTTTCACATGGCTATGTATATACACGCCAAACCCTCTCAAGCGGTCTTGCACCGCTTTTAACTGAACAAAATCCAAAGAGGTATATGAAAGGAGGACTGTTCTGTGTAAAATGCAAAAACACAATAATGAACAGCCAAACGAATAAAAAGAAAAATAAACTACCCTTATGGGAATCGAACCCATATTACAGAAATCAAAATCCTGCGTATTAACCATTATACTAAAGGGCAATAGTGGCTATTCCCAGTATGCATTTGCCACAAGTCGCAGTGTACTATCCTTTGCAACCATTATACTTTCATTGACTGACACGACTATTCTGACAATTCTATGTATTTGTCAATGTACCACTTGGCTTTTTGAATATCCTCTAAGCCATTCTTGTTATTATGTCTGTAAATGTACTTAAAGGCATTGCATAAGCAAAAGTTCTTAACGGCTTCCTTGCCCTGTGTTTCCAACATAACATCTATACATTCAAAGCTACCAGTCTCATAATGGCTCGGATGATTAACATTGTCGTTTACCGGCTTTTCATTGACGCTAGGTGAACATCTTTGAGTGGAGTAAAGTTATATCCCTTACCGCCGTTATTAATGCAGCTTTTACACGGTTCTACGCTAAATAGTAATGACTTGTTTATACAATTAACGCAAAATCCATTATTTTCAGCATTTCCCATTAAACATCACCTGCCTGTCTATAATTGGCTCTGTAAGTATCAAATCCCTCTGGATATCTTGCTTTCAATTTATCAACATTAATCTGCATGATTTCATCAAGGCTAAACTCAAATGAATCGCACATTAAAGCCAAATACCAACATACATCGCTGATTTCACGCTTTAAATGTTCAACATCTAACTGCTTTTCGTGAAAAACCCATTTCTTGAGCATATCATTAAGCTCTCCGACTTCGCCAGATAAACCCAGTGCAGCATTGATAACACCACCTAATTCAATTTCCGGCGTGTCTCCGCAATGATTGCCAATCTTTAAATCGTTAATCTTGTTCAGAAGCCTATCTGTAGACTTTTTATCGTTAGTACGCATAGCCAAAGCCTGATACTCTGCTCCCTGCATTTCTAACTCCTAACTCTTTTTATTTTTTAAAATTTTTTGGAATTTACTCGGCTGAATTAGCCGTTTTGATGTGTGTATTTATTGAATATCTTGTGAATAATTAAGATGTGTTTATTATACACCTATCTATAGGATTTGTACAGTAATTATTGACTAAATTATATAGGTTTTATTAAGGCTATATTAATAAATATATTGATTATTATATATGGGTTAATAAGTTATTAATTATTGGGTATGTAAATATATATAAATAAATGTGTATATATAAATATAATAGGCCTTTTTATTTTTGAGAATATTTGAGCGACTTAGTTGGGGCGAAAATCTGAAAACTAATAACCCCCACGCCATGCGTTATACATTTTGCACAACAAAAACAGCTAATGCAGACCAGCTGCGGAGCAGATAATTATTATATAATCGCTGTCAATCCGCTTGTTTACTGGTTTTATCGTGTTTTTGTCACTCAAATATTCTGTTTTATCACTTCGCTAAACTCTAATTTAGCGAAATAGCATTATTAAAAGATAAGCAGCTACAATCTGCTTGTTTACTGGCTTTGTGGGATTTCTTGTACATCTTGCACAATGTTTTCTTGTTGTGCAATTTGACGAACCGTAGAGCCTTGAGCGTCGCCAGATGCGTTAAGCTGTGGCAGATCTGACGCTGTCTTAATAACTTTCGTGGCGTTCTCTCTGCTAACACCCGGAAGATTCCAGCCAAAGCGGCGATTCATAACCGCAAGCTGCCCGACTGGGTTCTTACCGGACCAGAGCCGAGCCTCTCCGCTAGATTCATAATCTTTTGACAATTTTTCCCACAAATCATAAGCCGATGTACTTAGTCTATCCGCCTTTGTTCGTTCATTAGCCCAATTATATATAACTACTTCATTTATGCCGGTTAACTTACAATATCCTGATATAGTACATATTTTATTATACTTATAACACATATATATATAATAATCTGCTATATAATTAAGATACTCATAATTATAACTATTGCAATTACTGTTATTAATATTACTATACTGGTTATTATAATTATTATTATTATATCCCTGTAATTTACCCTTTAATTTTAATCTATTAGTACCCTTAAAGGTATTATTGTATACATAAATCAAAGCAGCATAAAAGAGAGATTGCGGAGCTGCTGCCATATCTTCGATATTTTCGTTTGTGCAGAATTGCTTAAAATGCATATCAATCTCATTTTCAAAAATCTCTTCGCTGTCCGCTGTTTCCTGTACTTTCTCCATCTGTTCCCCTTTCTGCCAGAGCTTATCCAGCTTATTATAATATATACTAATAACATAAAAATAACCCGATAACTATTATATAATTATCGGGCGTATAACTGTTATTTAATTATTAGAATAATATAGCATAAATATACATATAAGTCAAATAAAAAAGAGAGCCGAAGCCCTCTTTAATATACGCCCTGCGTTACGGTTAATCATTGAACACGTCAGAAAACATGTTTCAATACATCAAATGTTATTGTTTATCATCCGACAAAAATATAATATACAATTACTAATTATTTGTCAAGACAATTTTTTTAGCTCTTTCAAGAGCCTTTTCGAAATCTACAGTCTTGTCATTTTTAACAAGACACCAGTAATTACAAAAAGCAATATGCCCAAATCTCCAATCTGAACCCATTCTGGCTTGTGTGTCGCTGCCAGCATAAAAATCGTAACCCACGGCTTTATATTCGCCGTTTTCCATATGCTCCGTCGCTTCTACTGCGAAAACTTCGTCAGATTCAAACTTTTCTAAGTTCTCCTCACTAAAAAATTTTTCTAAATTCTTGATATCCTCGCTTTTTACTTTTCCATTTTTGTCAAATCTAATATTGCATTCTCTCATATCGTTCACCTTTTAACCTTTCTTATAAACATATATGACAATTCAAAATATCTTCGCCCTCTTTAATCTCTGGTAATTCCTCGATTCTGCCTATTTACTCGCTGTATAAATTTCTTAATAAATTTAAAGTTGTATAATTTGGCTTAATGAGCTGTATAATCATTCCAAAGTCTCCAGCTCTGTATATATTAATCGTTTGGGCGTATAATGTTATAATCTTGTCTGCATCGTCATATATTTTAAGCCAGCTATTAAAGCTTGTAACCTTGTTATAATGCTCTTCAATTTCTGTATCTTCTAGAGCTATATATGCGCTATAATTGCCATCACTACCAAAGTTTAGCAGCTCTGTCACTGCACCTTGTCCTTCTCGGCACCCAACAAGGACAAGGGCGGCAATGTCGCTATATCCCATCGGGATTTTTTCACATTCTTTATAATTTTTACATTTATCCCTTAAAAAGCTATCATCATTCATCTTGTTTAATTTCTCCAATGTCTCCTCATAGAATCCCATGTCTTCCACCTTTTAACCTTTCTTAATTGTTTTCCTTTTCACATTCAAAGCCAAACAAAATATCATTTGCCAGTTCTCCGCTGACTTCCTCTTCCGTGATTGGCTTTCTGTTCTCTGCTCCGATTATTTCGTCAAGGCTTGCGTCTATGTCTGCAAGTGCCTTTTCTCTGTCAAATCCAAGTCCAACAACTTTGTTTAATAATTCGATTGTTTTCATTCTTTCCACCTTTCAACCTTTCGGCTGTCCTTTCTTTTAATTTGTATAATTATAATAGCATTTCTTTGTCACTTTTGCAAGTGATATTTTAAAATATTTTATAATTTCTTTTTTAGTTCTCTTTCTTCCTCTGTCTCTTCATATATAAAGAGGTCTTTCGGCTGCATATCCAGAATCAAGCAAAGATTATTTATACTTTTAGCATTTATATTTGTGTCCTCGTTCTTTATCTTTTTTAGTGTGTCTTGGCTCAATAATCCGCTTGTTTTGGCTTTGTATGTGTTAAATCCGGCACGCTCCAGAGCATCCCCGACATTAAAGCGATATTTAAGCATTGCGATAGCTCCTTTCTATATTGTTTTATTTATTTCTTATATTTCTTATAATAATATAGTAGGTTCTAAAAGTCAATAAAAATATTTCTTAAAAAAGTTATAAAAACACTTGCATATCTCTTTTTAAAGTGATATTATAATCTTGCAAATAAAAAAGGCGGTTGCAATCCTACCAAGACAAACAACCGCCACCAATCAAAAAAAAGAAAGGTAAGCCGATTATATCACAATCGGCGAGATGGTGCAAGAACATGATGAACATTTATTTAACAAACTTAGGCAAGTATAACGAAGGCGAATTAATAGGCGAATGGGTAGAGCTGCCAGTATCACATGAAGAACTTCAGAAAGTATTTGAGCGTATCGGAATTAATGAAGAATATGAAGAGTATTTTATAACTGATTATGAGTGCGACTTTTACGAAGTCGGAGAGTATGAAAGCCTAGATACATTAAATGAGATAGCAGAACGGATTGAAGAGTTAGGTGAAGAAGAAAGTGAGGTTGTGAAAGCTTTAATGTCGGAGTTAGGTTATACACTAAATGAAGCTATAGACAAGGTAAACAGTGGCGATTATAGAATATATAGTGATTGTGACGATATGACCGACATAGCATATCAGGTTGTAGAGGAATGTGGATATTTGAATAATGTACCTGACAATGTAGCAAGATATTTTGATTATGAATCATTCGGCAGGGATTTAGGCATCGAAGGAACTTACATTTTTACAGATGATAACAATGCTATAGAGATATTCTAGGCAAGGTTGGCGCGCTTCCGGGGGTTTGATTCCTCCGGCTTGCTCTACCTCATAAGAGGATATAAAAATTGAAAGGTGGTGTTATATATGGAAAGACGTTATACAATTAAATTCAAACCACACAGAAGGACATCTGTTTTATTAAAAAACATTTGCAGTGTGGTTGTATCAGCAAAAAACAAAGAATCTGCAAAGGAATTAGGTCAAGCCATTGTTAGAGATTTTTATAATGGCAATGATTACTACACAAAGCAATATACATACATCATTGAAAGAGAAGAAAATATATAATCTTTCCGTCATCCGTTCAGCGGGGTTCAAATCCCTGCGGCGGATATATAGAATTTTGGTAATTTTAAGGGTGTATAGGTTGCACCCTTTTTGGCTTGCTGTGGTTTGGCTGGTTCGATTCCAGCCACAAGCATTAAGCATATATTTTTTATATGCTTTTGTTTATGTACCTTGAAAAATTAATATAATAATGCTATGCTTATATAGGACTTTTGCGCTTTTAGGTGTACAAGTGTACCCAGTTGAAGCGGCGTGCGTTCTGGAGAATCCGCCAAAACTGGCGACAGCTTCCACGACTTGCAAGGACATATTATACCCATTTTGTACAACGCTGTTAAAGGCGTTTTAAGGTGTGCAGGTGTTAACCCTTATAATTATGCACTTACGAAATAAAACCACCGTACAGGGCAAACTGCAAAGTCACAAAGCCAAAACAAGCACAAACTGCAGCCGGTCAAATTTGTATAAAGTACTTTAATCCGTTAAAGTTTTTCATCAATTTTTCAAGGCAAATCTGAACAAAATTGGGAGCAAAAATTGAAATTCTGTGTAACCTATTTTTGGATTCCAAAATTGCATATGACGGGGGTATCAAAATTTTTGCATTATATTTTTGTGGGAAAATTTTTTCAATTTTTTTAAGTGGGATTTGAACGAAATCTGCACCAAATTTTGAGATTTTTTAAAATTGAAATTGTGAATACAAAAAGTCAACCCACGGGGGTAAAGAAAAATTTTACCTATATTCCGTGGGGTTTAAATCAATCTATAAAAATAATCGGTTTATCATCATCAAAAAGATTACTAACAACTTCTTGTCCTTTATCCACTAAATAACAAGAAACTTTCTGGAATCGCCTAAGGCCCTTAATGATTTCGTATTTGTTATTAATTCTATAGATAGTTCCCGCAAAATTGCCTTTATTAACAGGAATATAAGATTGCATAGCAAGTGGAGCTGGTACACATTTATCAAGTTCCTTGAGCTCTATAATATCTACTGCTTCAATCTTGCACAAATCGCCATATTCACCCAATGATGGATATACCGGCGGATTTAGTAAAGCATGGTATATATCATCTATATCATTATCATCAGCTTTGATGTATATAGTTGTATATAAATCAACTAGCATTAGATGATATTTAACTGCATTGACCCAACCTGTATGACTTCCGTTTGCGTTATCTGTTATGACATCCCAACGATTAAGCATTTCATCACTAATTTTGTTGAAATTATAGCCACCGTGCCATTCTTTTTGCACCTTAGTATTATAAATTCCTTTGCCAGTAACAAAATAATCTAATTTATGATACATTTTCCATTGACACATTGAATGAATAAACCCATTAACTGTGCTAAATGGTGGCAAAGGGTAGCAATCTGCACCTTTTGGCGCTGATGGATTATTGAATCTAGCCATTTCTTGATACATTTTTAATCTTACAACTCTCATAATAAAACCTCTAAAATAAAATAAGTTGCACCTATACAAAAATGTATCAATGCAACTTTCCACTATGGTTCTATTAAGGTAAAATGATATATTAATTATCAATTGTTTACATCTATTAAATAATAGCATTTTTAAATATTATTGTCAACACAACAACTTTCTGTATAAATTAATGCTTTACTTGAATACCGACATTGACCAAGCTCATATATCAACAACTCTTTAGTCATGGTCGGATTAGTTCTTTGGATTATTTCTAATAACTCATCAATACTCATTATCCCACTCTCCTAACTGCTCCAAGTACCATATCAACAATATCAAATATTTCATCTCCATAAGTTGCCACAAAGTCGCATAAAATTTCTTCTGTTTCAATCGGCAAATAAATATCATAAGACATACAGACAGCGTGGCAAATTTCGTGTATCAGAACTTTGTGTAGCATAAATCCCTGTAGCTTGTCTGATAAATAAATCGTATGCATGTTTCTGTCAGTTACACCTAAGCTGATTGTATTGTCTGACCGCCTTAATTCGCTTGAATTTGAATTTTTATATTGCACTTGCCACATTGTGCCATTAATGCTAAAAATCATCTGTATGCTCCTTTCCTAAACAAAACAGGCTATGAATATTGCTACTCATAGCCTTTTAAATCATATCTTAGATACAAGAGTACTTAGCTTTGTTCTAAGTAAGTTTTTCTCTTCTGCTGTCATGTCGGCAACCATATCTGTAATGTCGCTTGCAAGTTCCTTAGTGTAGCTGTCAAGTGACTTCATCTTATGCTCCTTATCCTCTGGCGTATTAGCTTTGTGCATTTCCTTAGTTTCTGTGTACATTCTCTTTGCCCTGTCGTAGCCACTTTCAGCGGTATGTGTACTTGTAGGCTCTGTATAGTACATTCTGCCATACTCTCTATCCATATCTCTATCCGGGTACATATGATAATAAGGCGGTTCTTCGTATCCTCTTCTGCCTACATAGGTGCCTTTGCCTTTAGGGGCATATCTGCCAGTTCGCATATAGCGGTATTCATCATAGTATCTTCTGCCACCCTCTTCTCCGTATTCGTCTTTTAAGGCTCTAAGTAGCTCCTTGTTGTATTCTTCTTCCTCTTCATCAGCTTTCTTCATAGACTTAACGATAACAGCCTTATACTCTGCTTCACATAAGTCCTTAATCATATCGACAGCTTCGCCCATTTCCTCTGTATTGACATTCTCAACACCCTTATCAAGCTCAGATAGTGTCTTTTCGGTAAGGCACTCAACCATTTTGTGTATTCTTTCAATATGCATAGTTGTTTACCTCACTTTCTTAACCTATTCTGTTGATTGTGATATTTGCATTAGCAACACTGATAGCTTGTGTAGATGTATTCTTAACAGAGATTGCCTGACAGCAACCACAAGGAAGCCATACATCTGTAGCCATAGAAACATTGTTAAATGCTTCTGCCGCCGCCGGTGTTGAAATTGCAAGTGTTGATAAATCTGGTTCGCCCTCTATCGCAATCGCAAGGGATATAGGACCTGCTGTAGCACCTGCCGGTACTGCAATATTTCCATTAAATTCTACTCTGTACTTTGCCTTGCAAGTGTTAGTAGCACCTTTGAGGTTGATTAATCCGCTTCCTGTTCTGTGCGAAATATATCCTTTGTTACATACAGACGTTGGTGCATCTGTAAATAATACATTTCCATTTACCGCAACTGTCTGTGTTGCAACATTTGAAAATTCAGCCATAATAAAAACCTCCTTATTTCATTTCTTCTATTGTTTTAGGTTTCTCTTCTTTTGAAGTTTTTACCCCCATTGAAACCATAGACTCTTTAAGCAATTCTGTATAATCTTTCTTTGCCATCTTATCTACTGTATCAGAAATTTCTGATACAGTTTTTAATTCATAGATATTAAGCTTATTAAAATCTATGCTTTTAATTGCTTCTATAAACTTATTTTTTAATTCTTCCATTTTGGAAACCTCCAGATAATTAAAATAAGGGCAAACATTATAGTCTGCCCTTTGATTATAAGTAATACTGCTTAGCAGACATAATCTTTCGAGTTTTCTTTCGAGTTAAACTCGATACTTAACTCGATTAAATTGAGTTAAATCAAGTTAAATTGAATTAAACCGAGTTAAACCAAGAATTAAACCGATTAAAATTGATTAAGATACTTGTTAATTATTCAGTTGTTTAGCATCCGCAACCTGTATTGCATCCGCATCCGTAAGCATATCCGTAAAGGTTGCTTGCTGGGAATGATGGAACCGGTGTAGGTCTTACAGCGTCGATTATCTGATTTGTCTGTGCTGCCATTGTTGTAGTCAGAAGTGCATTCTGTCTATCCTGTGAAGCAGCTCTGCGTAAATCATTGTTCTCTGCCTGTAATGTAGCTATCTTGTCATTTGTTAAGAAATCAAGGATTGCCCTTGTTCCTGCCTGCTGGCTGTCGATAATATCTCTTGTGTTATTATTCATTGTGTTCTGCAAAGCACAAGTGTTAGTAGCCATATTGTAGTTTACACCCTGAATAGCTTCTCTTGTCTCACAGCAACAGTTGGCAAGCTGTGACTGTAAAGCATTTGTATTCTGCATATTAGCGACTGTATCAGCGTTAATAGCCTGCTGGATGCCGTAGCCTGTCTGCATAATGTTTGTATTTATGCCATTGAAACCTGTGAGCATACTGTTATTCATAGCGTAGAATCCATCACAAAGTCCGTTGGAAATGCCATCAAGTTTTGAAACAACAGCCTGATTATCAAATCCACGCTGAATAGCACTGTCTGTATAAGCGGCGGCAGTAGAACCCATTCCATTACCATTACCCCAGCCGTTGTTACCAAAACCACCCCAGCCGAAAATAAGAAGAATGACAATCCACCATGCACCGTCTCCCCACATACCATCATTGTTTCTGTTATTGCCTGTTACTGCGGCAATATCTGCGAGACTAACTCCGTTTGAATTAAACATCTTGTTTACCTCCATTTATTTTATTAACAAATGGGATAACCGGTCATTATGTGCGCACACCCAAAATGTCCTAATTCATCATTTTCTTAATATCATTAAGATTTATTCCTTGTGTATTCATAAAATTATTTAAAATCTGCTCTGCGCCTTGCGTATTTCCACTGTTTATTTGATTAAGCAAGTTTTTTGCCATTGGATTACCTTGTTTAGCAGATTGTTGTAAACAATTCATAGCCATTTGTTGTGGATTTTGAATTGACTTAAGCTGATTTATAGTTTGAATTAGCTGCGGATTCATTCTTCATCACCGCCCTTACTTTGAGTTTTTGAAGTTTTTCTTTGTACCCCTATAGATTTATCAAATCTATTCTCTAACTGCCCTATCTTCTCTGATAGTTCATCAAACTTATTCATAAACAGCTCTGTGCTTTCGTCTGACAGGTCAAATTTCGATTTTTTATCATCTAATGATAAATTGTTAGAGTTACTATCCAAACAAGGCTTATAAGTCAAAATACGAGTTGTAAAGTCTGACTGCCATTGTTTGCCGTAAATTTCTGTTCCGTCAGCTTTTGGAAAATAATAAATATTGCCATCCATAGGTATATCTACAGCCTTTACAGCTTCTATGCTGTCAACAATTTTCCCCATAACATTCTGTTGTGATGTTCCCGGCATTTGCGTCGGTAACATTTGCTCCTGTTGCTGGTATCTCTGTATATTTGCCATAGGATTGTATTGATATGTTCCATATTGCGGTACATATCCATTATTCATTATAGGTGCCTGATAAGGATTGTTCATTGTCTGCCTCCTCTAAAACCTCTTCAATTGCGTGGATAACAAGAGATAATGTCACTAAATCAAGTTTCTGCAATTCTTCCTTGCTCAAAATCTTTTCTCTTACTTCATCAGAAAACATTCACATTACCTCTCTTTCTGATTACATTTTGACATAAAAAAAGACGGACTAACCGTCATGTTTCCGACAGTTATCCGCCAAAAATAAGCAAAAAAATAACGCCATTACGGCGTTTGCTAAACTTCTATGATTACTTTCTTGATTACCTCTTTATTTTCTTGCAAAAAGACGATGTTCAAAAAATCTCCTTTCATTCAGTGTTTATGCGGGTTTGCAGTGTTTCTTCTCCTTGAAAAAATAGCAGGGGATGAGAGAATCGAACT